CTGATTTCATTTGGTTACCAAGATATGGAACAAACGATGGTAATCCACAAAAGAAACCTTCTTACCCTTGTGATATCTGGCAATATACTGATAAAGGATATATTAATGGTATTGGGAAAGTAGATATAAACTTATTGCAAGGAGGAAAAACTTTATCTTGGTTTACTGGATCTGCGCAAAATCAAGAGCAAGTACAAGAAACTAAACGTAATGTTGTAGAAGTAGGAGGCATCGGCAGAGAAAATTTAGCTGATGTAGTTGGCGCTTTAAATTCAGTTCACATGACGGGTAATTTAAACCTTAAAAGTGATGGGTACATTTATCCTGTAACTGATCCAACTAGCGACGCTCAATTAAAAGCATTCACTGACTATCTTGACCGCAAAGGCTGGGTATATACAGTTAAGTAAAACATACTATGTAACAGCAAATAAACCTTACGTATTTGTGAAATAAAAAAAGTGCTCATAATGTGAGCACTCTTTTTTTATCTGAATTTTTTGTTGTAACGGTACAACATAGTAGCAGCTTCAGCTCTTGTTGCTACATCGTTTCCGCGACTACCGTCATAAAGACCCTTATCTGTTCCCCATGCAATCGAGTTACTGAATCCAGTATTAGGTGTCCATGCTTTGGTGTTAAAACGTACTGCATAGAGCGTAGCTATCATTTCATTACGAGTAATATAGCTACCCCCACGAGTTCCGTCAGAATACCCTCTACTCATCATATACTGACGTGCTTCGTCGTAATTTTTAACCCAATGCCCATTGAAGCGAGAAACCATCATCCAAACATCTTGTCGAAGTGCAGGACTATCTCGGTAATCATTTCGCATAATTCCTTTTCTGAAAGCCCAATCAATTTCCTGATCAGCCCAATGTGCTGAAGCTTCTTTCGGGGCGATTGTTGCGAACCCTGTAGATAACGTAATAGCAGCAATTGCAACAACTATAACCTTTTTAAGTTTTTTTAACATCTTTTCCATTCCTTCCCTATGTGCTTGTTACTTACGTTATATTAATATATTAAAATCACTAAGTAAATAGATGTAACGAAATTCACGGTATTCTTTTAGTAATAATTTGTGAACATAACAAGAAAATGGAATTATATATAATTTTATTTCTCACAAAAGAATAGTTTTATGAACAAAAACAAGAGCCGTCCTGTTAGACGGCTTATTTTATTTTGCATCAATAATGTCAATAAATTTCAACGTTATATTATTGTAAAATGCATCCGTACAAATTATAGATTTATTCAGCGGATCAATATCCACGACAGTCATATAGCTAGTAAGTAAAAATCCACCTTCGTAATATGTAATCATTATCTCTTCCTCAGATAATAATGAGCACAACAACATGTTCTCAATAAGTTCTTGTTCATCCTGCGTTAATGTAGGTCGTTCTACTTTCGTCTTTTCTTTAATAATTTCACGGATACCAGCGAATTGCTCCGGCATCGCTGCGAATGGAGTCCATTTAACCATTCCTCTTCCTTTTGGCATATTAGCGTTGTTCATGCTTTATGTCCCCCTAACAATGTGTTTCTGTATCTTGCGGTTGCACTATTTGTATACGAAATTCCTCTTAATATGCTGTTCTTTCCAAATTTAGTGCGTATTTCGTCCATTACTTTAGTTAGTTTCATTTCTTTTTCTCGTTGTACTACGTTATCGAATAGTGAGATTTGTTCTTCGCCTTCATTGATTAAGTTAGTTAAAGAAACATTAATAGATCTAATGGGTTCTCCAGTATAAAACTCGTGTAAAAAATATGTACAAATCTTATATATATCCATTGTTAAATTGGTCGGTCGGTTCATAGTGTGAGTTTTCCTAAAACCACCAGTGTAATCTTTACTGTAACCAATGGAAAATTGAATAGTTTGAGCTAGTTTGTTTTTCCTTCGCATTCGATAACAAACTTCCTCGATATGCTCCAACAGAATAATCGGGAATTCCTCTATAGTGTAATCACGCATAAGTATTTGGCTTTTACCAATAGAAGTAGTTGCTGGAACATATTTTTCTGATATGCGGCTAAAGTCAATGCCATTGCTATGTAAGTGTAATTCTTCGCCAATGACACCAAAACTTTGTTTTAAGTATTTAAGTGGGTACTGAGCTAAGTCTCCAATGGAATGTATCCCTTTTCGGTTTAACTTTGCTTCTGTTTTACCTGAAATCCCCCAAAATTTATTAAGCGGTCGTATTGGCCATAATTTTATGGGTACATCTTCGTACTTCCAGTATGCTATGCAGTCTTTCGTTTTCTTTGCTTCCACATCTAATGCTACTTTACTCATTAAAGGATTAGGACCAATTCCTATCGTGCATTCAATACGTGTCTTCGCATATATTTCACGTTTAAATCTTAATGCGAACTCATACGGATCATTAGCAAACAAATGAATACTATCCGTAATATCCATAAAGAATTCATCAATGGAATATTGATGAAAATCTTCAACAGGAACATATTGTAGAGCTAGTTTCGTGATGAAATTGGAGCATTTTATGTAAGTGCTCATGATTGGATTTACCACGAGAACATCTTTACGACGTGGTATTTCATACAATCTTGCCATTTTCTTAACGCCTAACTCTTTTAATGGTGGCGTTGCAGCCAATACAATTGATCCATTTCTGTTAACATCACCAACTACAGCTAATTTTGTGTGAAGTGGATCTAAACCCATTTTGATACAACTGACTGAAGCATAAAAGCTACGAAGATCTACACATAAAACAATTCGGTTTGGCAATATTGAATAGTCATACACCGCTATTCCTCCTAAATAACAGAACGTTAGTTCTTATTATATACGAATGTATGTTCTTTTATGAAGAGGTTTTTATAAAAAAATAAAAATAGCCTCACTTGTTTAAGTGAAGCTACATCCAAAAATCATGTTCATCTATATTCTTTCCTAGTTTTTTTAATCCCTTAATAATTTGAGTGATCGTTGAAAACTTTGGTCTATATTTTTTATCGTTACACAGTTTAGAAACAGTACCTGTACTTAATTTTGATGTTCGTTCTAATTCGATTTGTGCTATTCCATTTGAATCTAAATAACGACCAAATTTTGTACGCTTTTTCCCCAATCCGAACACGTTTATCACCTCATCCACATCTTGTACCATTTCTCATTTTTTTAAACTCGGGAAAAAAAGTAAGAAATTGTCCAAGCCGTACGCCATATGCTTTATCAAGGTCGCTACCAAAGTAGCTATCAAACTTGTTATCAAAGTAGCCACCAAAGTAAATAGCTTAATTGCTACCAAGGTAACTAGTATTTGTACTATCAAAGTAGCTATCAAGTTAGCTATCAAAGTAACACTATCAAGGTATTAAGCCGATAAATCTATGTATTATCAGGATTTTAAATTCTGTTTATAAAGGGGAGTTTTATATGGTAACTACATTTATTTCATTAGGAGTTTTAGGAGCAACTACAATTGGAGGGGCAATATTAGAAAAATATCTTGTAAAGAATGATCACGTTGCAGCAGCTAAACTTTTAAGTGATGGAATGTATCACGGATTGAGAATAGGTGGAGTTTGTTTCATTGGCTATGTATTTATCAAAATTTTAATCATGTTCTAGGAGGTGCGACATGGGAGTCATCAAAGAATGGTTTCATAAACAAAGTTTAAAGAATCAGCTTATTGAGGTATTTGGAAAAGTAGGTTTATATGTAGACCATCAAACGAGAGGTGGGAAAGTACCGATTTATCCCAAAATACATGCTATTTCCTCCACAAGAGATAGTGTTAAATATGTATTCACCATTCCGAATGGTTTGGATCCGAAGGTAATCGAAAAGAAATGGTTTTGCTTTCAACAAATATTAGGGCGGAACGTAGCGATTGAAGGTGATATTAAGAAGTTTGTACTTAATGTATTTCATTCCGATGCAGGACTACAAACATACAATTACAGTTATAAGAAATGGCAGCCGTTATTAAAAAAGTATCGTCTTCCTGTTGTGGTCGGTCGGGACCAATTCGGAAACATGATTGTGTATGACATGGTTGAATCGAATACACCACATTTATTAATTGCAGGGGAAACGGGAAGTGGTAAAAGTAGCATGGTACGCGTTGTCCTATCTACACTCATTCAAAGTATGTCTCCAGATAAATTACATTTGTACCTGGGTGACTTGAAAAACTCTGAGTTTCATTTCTTGAGAAGGGTAAAACACGTAAAAGAGGTTTGTATGGAAGAAATCGAAATGAAGATCATGCTACAAAAAGTGTGGAAGGAAATACGTGAACGTAGAAAGCTGATGGAAGAGTATGAAGTGGATCATATTGATGAATACAACAAATTGAATCCTGATAATCAGAAACCATATCTCTTACTTGCTATTGATGAAGTAGCAATGCTTCAGGATGAAAAAGAATGCATGTCCACAATTGAAAAGATATCGGCAGTCGGTAGGGCGCTTGGAGTCTTCCTCATGCTTTCTATGCAACGTCCTGATGCAAAAGTGTTAGATGGCAAGTTAAAACTCAACATGACGGTAAGAATGGGCTTTAAATGTGATAGTACAATCAATAGCAATATTATAGGTACACCTGGTTCGGAACACTTAGAGCAATCGGGTCAAATGATATTAAAGTTAAATGGATTAAAGAAAGTGCAAGCTCCTCATTTAGCCTTAAGCAAGGCAAAACAAATCGTTGAACCTTTTCGCATTCCGAAAGACGACATGACGCTTCAAAATCCTCTACAAGAAGAGAATCAATTGTTTGGGGTGTTAGATTATGAACAGTAGAGACAAAGCGATACTAGACGATTTGAAACGTTTCAGATGTATGTCGCGCGATGATATTATAGATTTGCATTTTAATGGAGTGAAAAACGCAATTACTTGCTGTAATACCGTTATGAAACGATTAAGAAGAGATGGTCATGTGGATGCCAATATCACGCAGCAGCCATTTGTATATTTCCCTCAACCTAGCACACTTCGCAAAACTAGCCAAAAGATTCCCCACTTCCTCGGTATTGTGGATATATATAAACAGCTTATCCATTATGAAAAACCTAAACTATTTAAAGTAGAACCGAAATACGGAAAGGATTATATGGAACCTGATGCATTTACAATATGGCGCAGATCTCCATTCTTTATTGAAGTTCAAAAGTCTGTTTACAGTAAAAAGATAATGCAAGATAAGATAAACAGGTATGAATTATATTTTCATAGTCAGGAATGGCATAATGAATCGTGGCAACCGAAAGGAACCAAATACTTCCCTTCAATTCTCATTATTACAGATAAACTGTATGATATTAATTCTTCTAACTTACGAGTCTTTCAAGCTTCTTCAATTAGCAATTTCATGGATAGTCTAGCGACAAAAATATAGTAACTCTTCCCTAACTAAACAGCACACCCAGTTTGACTGTTGAATCTAGGAAGAGTTACAAGGGTAACAGACAATATCTATGTTATGAGTGAAAAAACAAATAAAGAATAAGAGTCCCTAATCGGGGCATTTTTCTTTGCAGGAATTTGTTAACCATCAGTACAATTACATCCGTTGTAGCGTTATGCGGTGGCTTGTTCATTATGGTAGGTAGCCAGGAACGGGGATTCTCGCTAATAAGCCGTGCGGGGATTGGCTATATAGTGGTGCAAATGATTCCGCTGTTTATGAGATTGCTTGTTGAGATTGCTAAGGCGATTTAAGTTTAAAAGCATAGCTATTTAGAAATATTTTAAACGTGAAGGTAATTCTATTGTTGGTTCTAAATATAAAGTTGAATAAGATTTGTTGCTTAGACTCAAGATAATAGGAGTATTTGAATTACCATTACTAAAAAGGAGATGTTTAACATGAGTAAGTCTGATTGGGTTAGTACAAATCCTGCTGGAGATGAGCGCGGACCAATATTCGTACCTCAAGGAAAAGTTATATCTGGGATTGAGGTACGGGAGGCAGCCGGATACGGTATTATTGATTTGCGTCTTTCTTATCGTGATTTTAATTCAGGTGATGCTGGTGAAACAGGATGGTTGACTAATAATGCAAATGTGAATTGGGTAAGGCAAGATGATGTTTCAGAGCAAGAAATAGTAATTGGAATTAGGACTAAAGAACAAGCAGGGTATGGTATTATTGACATGCAACTGGTATACAAAAATGCAAGAGATGGTATGAAAAGCTATGGAAAATGGCTAGCAGGTAACAATAATCAGGCAATTGAAAATGAAGTTACAATTTCTGAAGGATATGTAACTGGTATTGAAGGGAAAGAACAAGCGGGTTTTGGAATTGTAAATTTGAGGGTAGTAAATAACGAATAAAAAATAATGAGAAAAAACCTCCTGTATCTTCAGGAGGTTTTTTGAAGGGATTTCATCACTATCATGGAATACTCTCACTAGGAGGTGTCGTGACGTTATGACGGACGAAATTGTTTATTCTGCTAGTGAAGTATACAAACGACTAGGAATAAGTGATAGCACCCTTAGAAAGTACATGGAAGTATTATTACGCGAGGGATTTTCTGTAAAGAAAGATAATCGTGGCAGACGCAAATACACAGAGCATGACGTTATGGTGATTGAGAAGTTAATCGAGCTTAGTAAGCATGACGGTATGACGCTAGAGAAAGCAGCGAAGATGATTGTGCAACAAATTGAGAAGGTTAATCCAGATCTGATTCGAGAAGAGCCTGAGGAAACGGATTTAGTACCATTCCACATTAAACAGCAACTACAGGAACAGTACAGCGTTATGGCGCAAGAAATGAATCAAAGTATATTAGCGATGGAGAAGCGATTGAGTGAGCAGGCCAAGCAAAGTAACGAGGAAATCAAAGCGAGTATAGAATCCCATAATGAACAAGTGGAAAAACGATTAGAAGCAAGGGACGAGATGCTTATGAAGACATTACGCGAGATGCAGGAAACGAAGAGAATGATGCAGGAATTTCGCGATGAGGTTGCTGCTGCGAATGAGAAGAAAAAGCCGTGGTGGAAGTTCTGGTGAGGGTTTACAATAAACTACGTAAAAGTAGAAAAGTAGAAAAGTAGAAATATATACTTTTCTACTCAGGTGAAGTCTAAAAAAAGAAGTACCCCTAATTAGAACCAGGGATACTTCTTTTTACATTTCAGTCAGTAATTTAAATTTCATTTTCTGTTCTGCAGTTAATTCTTTTTCTACATAATTTTTTTTAAGTAGATCGATTATTTCATGAGCGAATTTCTTGTTAGTAATTTTCATTAGCGCTTCAAGTTCTTCTTTGGATTCATTAGGAACTTTAATACTTCCCTGTTGGTTTTTAAATTTCTTTTTATCTGTTTTAGCATTTGAATCCGAGCTTTCAGTAATAGGTGTAACTGTAACTACAAATGAATTCTTATTATTTTCCACAGGTACCACTCCTATTTAAACTTTTTGCGTGTTATTTCTTTTCTAACATTTCATAAAGGTGCTTGTACATCCCTTTATAACCTTCAGATTGTCGTGTTGTTAGTTTAGTATTTACGTAGCTTTCAAGAAGCATATCAATAATACTGTTAATTGATGCTTTATCCATACTTTCTTGTTCTTTTATAAATGGTTTAAGTGTATTTAGTTTTAATAGAACAGCTGGTGAAATTTTAGCCGTTTTAGATGGAACTAAACGTTGATCAGGCTTCTCGGGAGCTGTTACTTTTCCTTTATTGATAATAGGCTTAATAACTTGTTTCTTAACAGGCTCACTATTACGGCCAAAATCGTTAGTTCCTTTTATCTGTACACCTTTGTCATTTAAAGTGTTTCCATGTTTTGTGACAATAGGTTGAAATGGTGCTTTAGACATTATGAACCTCCTCCTTAAGCATTAATAGTTGCAAAATAATTTTCATGTTCATTTAGTTCGCTAAGAACATCGATGAATAGTTGATGAGCTTTTTCATCCCACATATCAATATTACCGCTAACGTTAACATTTTTATGAATCCCTTCAATATCATACACTTTTAGGCGCTCTTGATATCTCACGATTGTCTCTAGAACGTTTCCCCCATACATTTCCTGAGCTTGTTGTAATACTTTATTATCCACTCGTTTCCCTTGGTGTAACATCATTGGGATAATACCTAAAACTTGTAGGTCTGCATCATATGTTTCTGCTAAGAACTGCATATAAGCGATGTATGTTTGAGCACCTTCTAAAGATAGCTCTTGTGTTTGTAGAACAATGATACAATAATCAGCTGCTATCATAGCGTTATCTGAGTAGTCACTGATTGTTGGTGGTACATCAATGTAGATACGATCATATTTATCTTTTAATGGTGCTAGTAACTTCTTTAAATATGTAATTTGTGCAAGTTCATCCTCTGGGAACATATCGAAGAGGATTTTCGAAAGCTTTCTAAATGAAGTATTAGATGGAATGATATCCAAATTCTCGATAACTGGGATAATCTCATTCTCCAAATTTTGATTTAGAAATCCATCAGTAATAGACTTGTCTATTTGTTCAATGTCACCTGTTTTAGCAAGTACTCTTGTAGCATTACCCTGAGGGTCCATATCCACTAAAAGACATTTCTCGTTAAATACAGTAGCTGCTTCATAAGCTAACATTGTAGCTGTTTTTGTTTTTCCAACTCCGCCTTTAAAGTTACCGATTACGTATGTAGTTGCTTGTCTAATCATTTTCGACATTCCTCCATAAAACTCCGAATAAGTATACCTTTGAGTAAAATGTAACATCTACATACAATATTCGCAACAGTATACCAAAGAAAAGTTTATATTTTTTCAACGAATTTATCGAAAGAGTAGAAAAGTATACTATAGCGTAAGATTTTTTAGTATACTTTTCTACTTTTCTACTAATACGTAGTTTATAGAACGGGTGATTTTAAAGGTGTAAAAGTATACATTTACACTTATGCGTAGTTTTTGGGGGGATTCTCTATATACCGTTAATAAAGGGTTAATGGTAATTTTTAAGAAGGAATCAATTATAAATATGAGGTTCTAAGTATACATTTCTACTTGCGCGTAAGTTAGAAATGGTATACCAAATTTAAAAGTATGGTAGAAAAGTATACTTTTACACTTTTTCGTAAGTATACTTTTACACGTATGCGTAGTTTTAAGTTGTTATTTCGCTGTTTACAAACAAAAAAGCTTGTTGTAACGTAATAAACAACAAGCAACATTCTACAAAACAAAACATATTTTGATAAATCAAATCTACATAAATAGATCGAGCAAAACAATTGAATATGAACACAAAACAAAAAGCCACTCCCATATGCTATTGGCGCCAACCGATAGCGGGAATGACTCTTCTAGCTAGTGTACCACCACTTGGCTAGAACTGAACTGTATTAACCCACAGTGTTAACGTTTAAGTAGTGTACCACCACTATCCTTAAACAACTATGCCTTTTCACGAGGCTTCTTTGATATACCCATTTTATCTATTGTTTGGATAAATATCAACTAGTAAATACTAGTTTTGATTATTTTGTAGTCCAAAAGATATATACCGGGCATCTCTAAACCTAGAAGTCTTGTGAATGTACAGACCATTTAGGAATTGGAGATGCTTTTTTGTTTTTTGTTCGCGTGGAATTGCCTGATACCACGTAAATAAAAACTGATAAGCCGTGATTCCGTGCTTCTATATAGAGGGAACGTGTTACGGCGTGGCTAGCTGTTGGTCGTGCAGGGGGTACAAAGTATACGCCTACAAAAACAGCCCCCCTCATCGGAATCCTGTTCTTCTGGTGAGGGAGGGTGAGAACTTACCCAGGGACGATTCTCTAAAAGGTTCGGGTGGTTATCGTTAGCATTACGGTGCTAGGGAGTACATTCAGTTTGTCGTGTAGGGACGATATTACAAGGACAAGCCATAGAAAAAAGGATGTATGCGGTGAAGATCGCTGAGTGAACAGGGTCTATACATACGGATACCTTATAAGTGACCGCATGGCGAAAACAAGACGCTTATCCATCTATTTTGACTGATTACTTTTTTGTGATCTTTCAAAGTAGGGGATAAATCTGCCTTCCAGCCGTATTCCATAATCGTTCCCACATGATAAAAACCCTCAAGACCTTCAGTCAAGCTTAATTACGAAGAAAAGATGGAAAATATGTGATTGTTTAAGACCTGGGGGAATGACTTACTAAGATAGAGGGATAAATAAGGGATTTACTACTTACTTAGGTAGAGGATAAGAGGATGGATGGTTAGAATATGCCTTATTGCAGAATTAGGTTTTATCAATCAGATATAGTACGTGAAATTTATTTAGATAAGTTTATTAACTCGTCAACAAAAGTTGAATTAAGGATGTTATCCTGTTATTAGGTGAAAAGTTTATGAAGGGGGAATAAGAGTGATGACTAATGATTATTTATGTCCTATTTGTAAAGAAGGATACATAACTATTGAAAAAGAAAGAGTGGGAGAACCGGGGTTTAGAGAGTCTGAATTTCATATAACAAACATGACTTGTGGATGTATAACGCATGATAGTGACTATATGGCTACGGTTATTGTATGTAATGATGTTGACCGTATAGAAAATGAAACTTGTGAGAATTGCGGTGAATCAGCATCTACAATTCATTATGTGATAATACCACAGTTAGGGAAATATAAAGATATTTGTACCGATTGTTTTAAAAAAGAAATGGATCAATCGAAAGAAAAATATAGTAAAAATTAATTTAAGGCGCTTTATGCGTCTTTTTTCATAAAGAAAGGGCACCTTAGGGTGTCTTTTGACTTAAAATTCCGATATGTACAAATTTGCAAATATATGCTACATTATTCCAGTAATGATAGTTAATCGAGTGGGATTGTCAACCTACCTCTGGTAAGTTAACTAAAATCAAGCAATCTAAAACAACAATTGCTGTTGATTTTTAGTTCTTATTAGAAGGAGGTGATGCATGTGAAAGAATTGATAGGGGCTGTCTTCTTGTTTTTTATTGAAAGGTACTTAATTGAGCCTTTCGTTGAATATATAGAACAAAAAACGCGGAATTTATCTATTTTTACATATGTAAAAACCACTCAAGCTATGAACGTAGCTGTAGAGTGGCTAAGAGTGCTAAAGATAGTTGCTTTTAGTTATGTTCCGTTCGCTCACTAATTAGTGAGTATTACATAGAACAGGGTGTCTCAACCACTCTGTTCTCTTGTAATTGTGCCTCTGTCTAATGTATATTATACACTCATTTAAAGAATTTTTCATTTTTCTTTTCATGATGTGAAGGAGGAACTGATATGAAAATTGATATTCTTAAACTATTTATAAGATCAATAATATTATTTGTTTTAGCATTAGTTATAGCGGATAATTTTTTAGATTATACAGGTGTAAAAACGATGGTTTATGCGTTAAGTTTAGCAATAATTATTCCGTTAGTTAGTCTAGGGGTAGATTATATTAAATATCATTTCACCGAAAAACACGTTTAAAAGTTAATTTGACGTGTTTTTTTCATAAAGAAAAGACACCCTAAGGTGCCTTCCTCCGACTTGAACCACTTTAATTTTAATAATATGGGGTCACCATATCATTTAGGGAAATTTGTACGTTTAGACAAATTTTGTCGCTTTTTTATAGAGCTTTTCTCTTGTAGTGGTCTTAGATTATTGAAATTTGTTTTTTTGAGTTTAAGTTTCTAATGGGATAGCGCCACATATTCCATTGTTTTTTTCAAGAGAGTCAAATTCTTCTGAATTCATAAACAGCATCTATTACTTGTCCAGTGCTGAAAAATCTTACATTTCTTTGAAAAGGACCAGTCATATTATTAAATTCAATAAAACTAATATTGGGCCTATGATCTCCAAGATCATCATCTGCAGACGCACCATCTACCTCAACTAAAGTGCCACCTATCCATACAAATTCATTAGGACGAACCTCTAATTGTTTGGTGATATTAAGCGTAACAGCTCCACCTCCAGTAAATGGTGAAACCTCAATACTCTCACCAGGAGCTTTTCTAAAAAGAGTGTGTGATTCTCGATTTCCTGGTGGATTTGGTGTTGTTCCTACACTTACACCAAGGCCACCACGAATTTCTAATTCAAGGTCACTCTCAGGCCAATTATCTCCACTTGAATCAAGGCAACGGAGTTCTTTTAAATTAACTTCGATGATTACAGACATGAAATTTCCTCCTTTTTATATAATTTGTATAATATTAAGTATTTGTCTCTTTGATTTAAAATATGTAATACAGTAATGTTGATGGCATCCCCATAAAAAAAGACACCCTAAGGTGCCTTCCTCCGACTTGAACCACTTTAATTTTAATAATATGTATTGGATGACGATCCGAATATTATTTTACCACATTAAGTTATATTGGTGATTGAGAAATATGGTTCAAATCTATATTTTGTAAATAAAGATTCAGAGTTATAATATTTGAGTAATACATTATATAATTATAGGGGTGGAGAGCTTGGATAGAACATTTGAGTTTAAAGGGGCAGGGAAAACAGTAGTAAGAATAGAGGGTAACTTCATTCGACTGAAGCGAAGAGGAGCCTTGAATTTTTTAAATCATGGATTAGATGGTGAAAAAACCATTGATATTAACAACATGACTGGTATTCAAATTAAAAAAGCCAATTTCTTCACAAATGGTTACATACAATTCATTTTCATGGGTAGTCAAGAGAGTAAAAAAGGAGTTATGGCTGCAGCTACAGATGAAAATACAGTTATGTTTACAAAAAGAGAACAAAAAATGGCCGAAGAAATTAAAGAGTACATTGAGAGTATCTTAGTTAATAAAAGCAAGCCCCAAGTTGCTGCATCAGTAAGTGGGGCAGATGAAATACTAAAGTATAAAGAGTTGTTAGATCAAGGAGTTATTACTGAAGAAGAGTTCCAAGCGAAGAAAAAGCAATTATTAGGAATTTAAAAAAGCACTCATATGAGTGCTTTTATTATTTTAAACCAAATTGAGATTTATTTTGTAATTTACCTTCTTGGAACATGAAGTTCGCATTAGCGCCAAATCCTTTTTCTCCATCCCATTTGTACATGATTGTATGGAATTGATCGCCGGCTTGACCTGTTTCAGATAAAACTTCCCCGTCACTACCAATAATAGCTTTAACTTCGTCATAACTCATTCCGTTTTGAATTTGATCGAACTCAGCTTTGCTAATTCCAGGTTTGTTCTTCGGAGCTTCTTTTTTCTTAGGCTCCTCTTTTTTAGGTTCTTCCTTTTTCACTTCTTCTTTTTTAGGCTCTTCTTTAGCAGCAGGAGCTTGTGTTTCTTGTTTTGGTTCAGTAGAAGCTTTTTCTTTCTTGTCGTCTCCTCCGCCCAATGCCGCTCCAATAGCACCAAGTACGATTAATGCAATAAATCCTAAACACCCAAACTTAAAAATTTTACCCATTATGTAGTTCCTCCAATGATAAAATGTAAGATTTCCAGAACTATCATAACAGAAACGGTTACAACTATTTTGTCACATTTTGTCGAACGAAAATAAAAAAAGAGAGCAATATGCCCTCTTACCACAATTGGTCAAATTATGTCAAATTTTACCACTATTCATTGGAAAAGTTTTCCCCTACAATGAAATCAAATCAGAACGTATCTTGGTTATCTTTAATCATTCGAATAAACAACAATACCTGGTTGCAAAAACGTTCTTTCTGAGCATCGTCTAACGCCCCATACGTTGACCTAGCTTCAGAAATGACTTGTTGTATTGGTTCATCTTCGAAATTGTTAGAGAAACCTACAAGGACGTCTAAAGAAACATTGAAAAAGGAGGCGATACTCGCTAAAGTTTGAATATCAGGTTGGAATCGATTAGTTTCCCAATTTTTAATTTGACTCTGACTTAAATTAAGAGTTTCAGCTAACTCTGCTTGTGTTAAATCACGCGACTTTCTTAATTGTTTTAAAGTTTGTCCAAAGATAATCATAGTAATTCAAGTATAAATATTGCACTATCATACTACTACAATAAGTTGTTTTATTAACCAAAAAGTATTATTTAGTTGTTAAACGACTAAATAATAAAAATAAAATAGAACAAAAGTTCGATTTTATGGTAATATATGCATGTGAGGTCTTTATTATGTCTCATGCATTATTGCATATTTTATTTTTATGTCAATTGAGAAACCTTGTTGTACAGGGATTTCTCAACTTTCTCAACAATTGTCAGGTAACTCCATGACCGAATTTTGGGAAAAATGTGTTATTATGAAAACATTAAAATAAACGGACGTAAAAAAGACTCACAGCGTGTATAAGAGTGTTAGCGCACTACTTATACCGCTTTCCCTAACCTCACTAGGGAAAACACTTACTGCAAGTCTTACATAAATTATAACACATCTTTTGAATGTAGTGACGCGTTTTCCTTTAAAAGTTAAAAACTGGGTATAACGTGTCTTTTGTTCCGAAAAAGGGGAGCAATTTTATGCAAAAAGTGTTAAGCAAGATATCCGATGATATGAATAGCAAGAACATCAATAGAACTAAACTTGTGAAGAGGATAGATATTGATGGAGCGACATTATCAAGATTCTTAAAAGGAAAGCACCAACTCGTTTTCAACAAATACGGAGTGATTTTAAAAGAAGTGTATCCCGATGATATTAACGCAAGGAGAAGCTTTTGCCGTAAATATTCTAGCGTCTTGAAAAGACAGGGGAATAAAAAGATAGCCGTATATTATTTACTTGCACATGGGGAATTAGACACTGTATCAGAGTTGTTGAATGAAACAACAATCAAACACGATTGGGAAAAGGCATGCAGACTAATATATTTACGTTACAAAGGCACTTTGTCTGGTGACGGACTGTTAAAGGTTTATAAAGAAACACTAGAATGCATTAAGTCTAAAAGCATTGAATTCAAGATTCTCAAGGGTATAGTTCTTCTTCATATTAGGTATGACCAGAAAAATTATAAGTCGATGATTCGACTTTCTGAAGAATTACATGAGAAGGTCGAAGAGCTAGAAGACAATTATGCTAAGGCCTTTTTAAAGTTTAAAATACAAGAAGCTACTATTTACGGATTGTTAACATGTAATGAAATCCAAAAACTAAGAAGTATATGCCATGGAATAATCAATGATGTTAATTCAGACATGTTATTCCCTATCTTTAAAGCAACAGCGTATGGTGTACTAGGAGAATCATATATTTTCACGGATTATCACAAATCGTTAGGTTATTTAAACTCTGCCGCTAGCATTATAGTGAATGGCCCTGGCAATCAAATGATAAAACGAAAAAATATGATATTGAATACAATTGACTTCTTGAAAATACATTGGAAGGTAGATCTGCATAATATCCATCCTAAAGACGAAGTTGAAAAGGCTTATTTAGAAATACAAAAAGGTAATGCACAAAAAGCAATAGTTATATTAGAAAATGTATTAAAAGTTAAAGGAAAACTGGGTGCTTTCGGCTTAACTTATCTAGGGATCGCAAAGGGGAATGACCCGCAAATATTAAGTGATGCCTTAGATTTGTTCGAGCGATCTTCGGATATTTTTTATTCATATTTAGCGAAGAAAAACCTAGGCATAATGTCCCAAAAATGCTATAATTTAGTTGGGTGATGCTAAATGAAAAAAGTACTATCGCTAATTACAAGCGTAGCGTTAGCTGGCGGGTTTTTATTCGCTCCTGCTGACAACAAAGAGCAACCGAAACAAGTTGCTGAAGAAACACAAAATACAATTATGTATATGTCCGATCCGGGGACAGGCATTTAATTTAATAAATAGATAGTAATGACGTCTTCTCTTGCAGAAGGCGTCATTATTCATTTTCGGGGTTATTGAACTTTTTATCAAAAAAGAAGTAAAGTTCAATGAATGTGAATCGATTCACAAACTACTATGAAGGTACTGGAGGATGTTAGGGATGGAGAAGTATACAGAGTTAGAAGTGTTAATAAGTGCAGCAAAGGGTGGGGACCAAGAGGCAATCGTATTGTTAAATGCAATTACAGAGCAAATGAATCAATTCCAATAGGAAGTTTAAATAAAAAAATAGACGATTGTCAGCTGAATATCGCCATCAATCGTCTAAACTGTTTACTGCACCTTTAATCATGTTCAATATTAGTTTTTGTTTATCCGCATCAAGTTTTTCTATCTTACTGATCATATCGTGTAATTCTGTTTTAACCTCTGATGACTGACTTTCATCTAGGTTTTTATAATTAGAAAGTCCCATTACATAATCTGCGGATACATTACCTAAGTTTGAAATCTTAGATACAGTATCTCTAGAAGGCTTTTTCTTACCTGATTCAATTAAGGATACCATTCCTTTGCTTACTTCAATAGCATCAGCGAAACTTTGCTGACTCATAGCTAAACTATTCCTGATTTCTTTAACACGAATACCAATAATATTTTCTATCATATTAAAACTCCCCTTTAATTGGACTACTATTAGTAGTTCCCTCATATAAAATGTAACAGAAAAGTTTACTCAAAGACAACTTTTATTTTTATTTTATGATTTTTTTAAAATTATATGTTTACTTTAGGTAAACGTTGTTATATAATCAAATCAACGAAACGAATAAAGGTGATTAAGATGGCGAAATTAAATACAAAAAGGGCGAAACAGATACGGTTGCAACTAGGTTATAGTCAAGAAGAAGTAGCTAAACACCTAGAATGTACCAAAGGATCTTACTGCCAAATGGAACTTGGTTATCGACAGCCTAGTCTTGAAAAACTAGGAAGATTATCGAAGTTATACAAGGTATCGACAGATGAACTTTTAGAAATAAGTTAACTATAGGTAGTCAAAAAAATTTAAAGTTATGTTTACCTTAGGTAAACTAACAAGGGGGAAAGAAAATGAATCAATTAAAAGTTGTGCAACATCCAGTTAGTGAGTTGGTTTTCACAAAAGATAATGAAGTTGTAACTGATAGCACAATCGTAGCTGAAGTTTTCAACAAACGTCATGCAGATGTTTTGAAAAGTATTGAAGCATTAAGTTGCACAAAAGAATTTAGCGAACGAAATTTTTCGTTGGCTGAATACAAAGATGCGCAAGGCAAACCGAGACCTAAATACTTACTTAAACGAGATGGTCTTATGTTCCTGGTGATGGGTTATACAGGAGAGAGAGCAGCGCAAATGAAAGAATCCTTTATAAACGAGTTTAATCGAATGGAGCAATACATTAAACAGCAAATGTCTCCATTACAAATGATTAACATTATGACATCAGAAATGATGAATCATGGTGATCGTTTAGGGAAATTGGAACAAACGGTAAACGAACGAATGACAGTGGATTACAGCCAACAACTTTCTATTAAAAATGCAGTGGGTCGCAGAGTATACAAACTTTGGGAAGATGGAACAGTCAACCAAGCAGTACATGATAACAAAAAGAAATTATTCTCAGCGATTTGGAAAGATGTAAAAGCAGCATTTGCTGTGAATAGTTATTGCAACATTCGCCAAAAAGACTTCGAAGAGGCTTTATCTTACATAAACGCTTGGCGCCCAAGATTAGTATAAGGAGGCGATTTAAATGCTAGAAGAAAGCACATTCTCACATTTAATGATTCTGGTTATATTCATCGGGATTGCGGGGTTCATTCGTCTGATGGATTGGATAGATAAACGGTATATAAGGAATGAAAATTGATGGATAAACAGCAGAAGGATAAGGAAGACAAAGCAAACATTATCAAAATGGTACGAGAGTTAAAAGCTAAAGAGTTACATAACTGCGTGGAAGTCATCGAGAAGTACCATTATATAACTCTAGCTAAATAGAGAGGGGAATAGGAAATGGAACTATTGAAAATTCAAGAATGCCCGTATTGCGGTTCAATTGTAGATGAAAGTCGTGTTGAATGGGAAGAAGGAAATCATGAAGTAAAGTGTGATTCATGCAATCGAGAGTATCAAGTATCACCGATATATGAGTTTAAAGGTTTTGAAGTACAGAAAATTTGTGAGAGTTGTGACGAAGTTGAAGAAGATTGCTTTTGTGAAGTTGAATAAGACAAGCTCTCGCTTGTCGGAATATTCAGGAACTTCATAAAACAAAAAAACAGGTGCCCCCCACCAATGCAACTGTTCCTGGGTATTCCGATGCGCGAAGCATCAAAACAAAAGAAAACCAGTCGATTACGCCTAATCGACTGGTCCGTGAAACTATAGATTATTATGTGCCTATATTATAACACGGTCATTTCTTCTAAGTAAATAAGGAGTGAAAGCCTATGTTAGATAAAAATCAATCAAAAGTCGTCCTTCCTTCATGGGTATGGGAAGGCGCGCGAAACGAAAAAGAAGTAAAAGTAAAGGCGATTGAGTACATTACTCCTGATCGATATCCAGGATACAAAATCATTGAGATTCAAGGCGATATAGCGTTATGCGAAAGAGAAAGCGTCTAATGAAGAAGGTGAACTGAATGAACAACAATGTGATGAAAATCGCAAGAATAAACTTACGTGGTAATACGATGGACCAAGGGTGGTTTAAACACCTTACTTTAGATAACGGTAAGCCGTATATGGTTGCTATTACTGTATTAAGTGAAATTTTTTATTGGTATAAACCAACTGAGATACGCGATGAGAAAACAAATGAAATTCGTTATAAACAAAAATTCAAGGCGGACAAGCTTCAGAAGAGTTATCAGCAGCTAGCGGATTCATTTGGATTTACGAAACGACAAGTATTGGAAGCGTGTAAATACTTGTTAAAAAAGAAATTAATCACGATTGAATTCCGCACCATCATAGTTAACGGAACTAGGCTCAACAATGTAATGTATGTAGAACCAGTAGTGGAGAATATTCAAAAAATATCCATTTTATATCAAGATCCTATCACATCAAAAAGTGATACCCTCCCACATTATAACGGGGGAGGCTCCCACACTGAAAAGGGAGAGGCTCCCACATTGGAACGTGGGACAAATACAAAGATTACTACAAAGACTACAACAAAGATTACTACATTAAAAGATAATAAGTCTTATGGCCAAAAAGAACAGCCAAAAGACAACATCCCTTATGAAGATATCGTTTCTTATCTCAATGAAAAAGCAGGTAAATCTTTTAAACACAAAACAGCGAAAACTAGATCGTTAATAAAAGCTAGATTTAAAGATAGTTTTACTATAGATGATTTTAAACGAGTTATTGATATAAAAGCAGCACAATGGTTAAACGATTCGCACATGAGTCAGTACTTACGACCAGAAACGTTATTTGGTACAAAATTCGAAAGTTACTTAAACGAAAAAGGAGCGAAAAACAATGTCAGCAACAGCAATGCAACGGGTAGCACAATCCCTGGATTTAAAGGTGAACTTCCATTCTGATACATGCATGAAACATTCTTATGGAACTGGTAACAAAAAAATCATTAAACCAATTCAGATGATCGAATTCAAAGGACAAGTTGTCTGCCCACGATGTGTTGTTGAGGAAAACGACAGAGTGTTAAAAGAACAGGCGAACAATCATTACAAGAAAATTAAAAGAACTAAGAAATTCAACATGCTTGCAAAGCACAGCATCATTAGTAACGAAGAAATTTTGGAAGCTACGCTTTCGAATTATAGAACGGAATGTAAAGAGACTAGAGCAAACAAAAAGCTCGTAGAGGGCATTGTAGAGAGTCTAAAAATAGGTGAGGTAAAAAACGTATTTATTGTAGGTGTGCAGGGGGCAGGTAAAAGTCATTTGGCTTATTCAATCCTAAGAGAATTAAGAGGACACTTCTATGAAATATCAGATGGCGAGAAGGATAACGACGAACTAACTTATTCAAAAATGAAAAGTTGCTTGTATGTAGAGATTGAACAATTAATGCGACTTATCAAGGATTCATTTAATAACAAAGATTCTAAGTATACGGAAGAGTATTGTGTAGATCTTCTGACAAGTGTTGATTTCCTGGTACTTGATGATTTAGGTGCAGAAAGCGGTTCGATGAACAGAACGGATGAAGCTAGCAACTTTATCCAACGTGTACTGTATGCAGTAACGAATGGAAGACAAGGAAAAGTAACCATTACAACAACTAACTTATCAAGCGGAGATATATTCAAAAAATATGATAAGAAGCTAGGCAGTCGAATTTTAAATAAAGCTGAAGCAATTGTATTTAAGGAAACGTCAGATAAACGTATTGAACATTTAGGATTCTAAGGGGGATATGAAAATGTTGTTTGATGATGTACAAGTTCCATCTAAACCATATTGCGATATATGCGGTGCAGCAATCGATAATATAGACATTCATGAGGTGCGTATTGAGGAAAAGGAAATGACAGCTTGCTCAATCTGCTATGGAGATCCAACTGTTAGAAGGATTGAAGCAAAAATATTGTTCGATTTAATCAAAGCGGTGGGCAAGCGCTATGGATACAGAAAGAGCATAAGGGAAGTGTACCAGCAAATAGAAGAAGAGAAGAACGGTATAGAAATCGATGTACTTGAAAAAATGGAAGGGCAAATACTGCGACAGCCAACAGGAAAAAAGATTGAATTTTCAGATAATGAATTACTATACATCTTTAACAAACTACGTTTAAACATCGCTAGTCATAACAACATGGCTTTTGCAGTAGCTCAGATATCAGAACATGGTCTCGAAGTTGTAATAAGAAAGGGTGACGATTATGTGCGCGTGTAATGGAAGTGGAGTGATTCAAAATGATATTGGAACGGGTATGTATCAAATTGGGCCATGTATTTGCGAAGCAGCAAACATTACGCCTGAAGAGGTAGATAGAAGACGTCAGGTAGTTATTGAACGATTAAAGGAAACGTATCGCCTACAACAGTTAGAGAAAGCTGGAGATGTGGCATGAAGCAATTAACACTAGAGGATGTTGTTGGGAGTTTTGATTACTCAGCTAAGAGTACATCGGAGAAGTTCTTACAATGCGTCACAAGCGTCATAACGTACTCAGTAGAGTTTTACGATAAGGATGACAAATGGAAACTTAGATGGTTCGAAGCGAAGTCAGAGAGCGAAGCCGTTGGAATGGCTAGAGATAAATACGGGAGAATTCAGATTATTAATACTTATATATCGGACAGGTCGTTAGCCGAAATAATGGCATTGGATTAAGAAAGGGGAATGGAAATGGAAATGAACTTCTTTATCTTAGACGAGCATTACAAAAGGGCTGAATTAAACGGTATTAACAGAAGAAGGTTACAGGAAAGGGTACACCGCTATGACTGGGATATCGAAAGAGCGATAATACAGCCGCTTGGCACAAAGAATATGGACTTTGATAGAAAACACGGGGGTTGGATGCATGTAGCAGAACGGAATGGTATCCAACGTTTTACATTCTATAGCCGATTAAAAAGAGGTTGGTCTTATCGTTTAGCAGCTACGAAGCCACCAGGTAAGCAAGGGAATCGCTACGATGAGAACGGTGAATTGAAAGAAATTATCTAAAGGAGGGGGAATGGATGGCTTTAAATCGTTGGTTAACGGAAGAAGAACGAGCAAGAGCAGCAGCTAACGGAATAAGTACAAAAACGCTATACTATCGCCTTTATAGATCAGATAAGTGGGAACTGGAGGAAGCTTTAACAGCGCCGCCTGGAACGGTTAGACATAGTTATAAAGGAGAATACACTGAATGGCTCGAGATTGCTGCTAAAAACGGAATAGGCAAAGACTCGTTTTATAGTCGGTTAAATGGCGGATGGAGCCACCATGACGCTGCAACAAAACCTGTTAAAAGAAGAAATAAATTAGCGAAGAAATGGTTAGATATCGCTAAACAAAATGGTATTGGTTACCAAACGTTTATGTCTAGGATTAACACTCGTAAGTGGGATGCGAAGAAAGCGGCTACGACTCCAACAATAAACACAGGAAGACGTTGCTCAGTAAAAGTTAAGGAGGAAGCGGTTCTATGAAGTACAAAGCGGTGCCAACGGATAAAGATTACGAGATTGCAGCGCGTAACGGAATATCAAAAGCTAACGTGAATCAAAGGGTATACGGCTACCAATGGAGCATAGAGCGCGCTATAACGTATCCACTCCAAAATAAAAAAGGAAAAGAGAATAATAGGACTTTGGTATTCCTTGCTGAACAGAACGGAATTAGCGCTTCCACTTATTACAGAAGGATTAGGGGCGGAATGTCAGAAATCGAAGCAGCAACGAAGTTAAAAAAACATGAAGTGTATCTAAAGATAGCGTTAGAAAATGGGATTAGTGAAAACCTCTACCGTAAAAGGGTAGAAAGAGGGATGACTCAATACGCAGCGGCGACAAAGCCAAAGGACAAGCGTGGGAGTACTAAAAAGAAACAAATCAGCTAGGAGGCAACATGAACGAGCAAGACAGGTTAATAGAACTATTGATTAGGAGAAATATATTCAAGCTAGCTGACGGGCGCGATCTCTTTGAGGGGAGTTGCGAGGAATTGGCGGGGCTGTTAAAGGGAGATGGGGAGAATGAGAGAGATTAAGTTTAGAGCATGGGACAAAGTAAATAAAGAAATGTACAGGGTTGGTTATATCGATTTCCCTAGCAAGAAAGTACAGTTAGCAATTATTCAAGACGGTATTTGCTACAAAGCATTTGAAGCTGATTTAAAAGATGTAGAGCTACTTCAGTACACAGGATTAAAAGATAAGAATGGTAAGGAGATTTATGAAGGTGACATTTTAGAAAGTATTAGTGGTACAGTAGGCAATTCAGAAGCAAAAGTCATGAGTATTTACGAAGTAGTTCTTGATGATAGAAACTCATATTCATTCGGCACAAGAAGAAAAGGGCGTACACATATATCGTCACCTATTTATAGAAGTGCAACAAAGTACTACAAAGTTATTGGCAACATCTATGAAAATCCAGAGTTACTACAAGGGGGTAACAAGTAATGAGAGAAGCGATTGAAGAGTTTATCAACCAATTGCAACAATCGGCAGTGGAGAACAGAAAAGAAGCTGATAAGGCTTACGAAGCTGAAGATTTAGGACTTGCTGGTTTCTATAGAGGCAAATAGATTGCAAATGAAGGGACGGCAATAGCATTAACAACTATCTTATCTGAATACAAGGAGGAAGAACGATGAAATATACAGAGCATGGAACTTATGAAGTAACTCAATTATTAGCAGATGCAAAGGAGACTGAAGAAAATGGCAACTAAGATCATTGTTTATACGAAGAACAATTGCAAGAACTGTGAAGAAGTTAAATGGGCGCTAAATGCTGCAGAAGTAGAATATGAAACTCGTAACATCGAAGAAAACAGTGAGTATGTAGAGTGGTTAGCTGATAAGAACTACATGAGTGTACCGGTTACAGTGTTCCCGAGTGGGAAAGAGTTGGTTGGATTTGAATTTGGAGAGTTTGCAGCAGAATTAGGACTGTAGGAGGGATTAAATGAAGAAAGAAACGAGGATTCAACTGGAATCAGAATTAGAAAAAGTTCAAAGTGATATTAGCAATATGAAACTACATTTAAATATGTTGGGGCTTGAGAAAAAGAAAACAGAAAATAATTTAGATGATTTACTTACACGAAAGGGACAAATTGAAAGTTCATTAAAAGGAGCGTAATGGGATGAATTTAAGAGTGAAGATTAAGCGAGTGAAAGATGTGGAGTTGCCGAGATATGCTAAACCTGGCGATTCGGGTTTTGATCTTGTTGCAGCAGAGGACACGATTATTAGACCTGGACAAACGAAAGTAATACCAACTGGATTGGGATTCGAAATACCTCCAGGATACGAGTTACAAATAAGACCTCGGAGTGGAATATCAAGAAGAACATTTTTAAGAGTGGTTCTCGGAACGATTGACAGTGGTTTTAGAGGGGAAGTTGGGGTTATAGTCACCAACACATCATATATAGGAAACTACGTTACATTAGGGATTAATGATGAAAACGGAATATATGCAAACGTAAAATATGAGATTAAAAAAGGTGACAGAATTGCTCAAGGCGTCATAGCGCCGGTAGAAACAGCTCATTTTGTTGAGGTAGACGAGCTATCGGATTCAGAAAGAGGAAACAAGGGGTTCGGTAGTACAGGGGTTAAGTAAAAAACAAAGGGGAATAGGATATGAAAATGTTGGATCTATGTTCGGGAATTGCAGGAATAAGCATGGCAGCAGATTGGGTTGGAATTGAAACAGCAGCCTTTTGCGAAATAGAAGAGTTCAATCAGAAAGTGCTCAGAAAGAACTATCCTAACATTCCTATTTTCCCGGATTTATATAAACTTACGAAACAATCATTAATAGATGGAGGTGTTGATGTTGATTCAATTGGAGTTATTTCAGCAGGATATCCCTGTCAGGGAGAAAGTATGGCCGGAAAGAGAAAAGGTGCAGAAGACGAAAGATGGTTATGGCCAGAAGTCTTCCGACTCATTAGAGAACTCAGACCCACTTGGTTTGTTGGAGAAAATGTTGCTGGACACGTCACAATGGGCTTGGACACCGTGCTCTCCGACTTGGAAGAAGAAAACTACTCGACAAGGACGTTCGTATTACCGGCTGTCAGTGTCGGCGCGCCACATCAAAGATACCGGACATTTATTGTTGGCCACTCCAACGACAAGTCAAAATTACAAGCCGATCCGCGAGTTGTGCCCTTCAGAAGCAAACGGCAGCCACGGGAAAACACTACCGGGATCAATCGGGGAACACTTTCCAGAACATATTGGGAAGAAAATCAACCCGCAATTTGTGGAATGGATGATGGGACTGCCACAAGATTGGACGAAGATAGATTGAGATTCTTGGGTAATGCTGTTGTTCCACAGCAGATCTACCCGATATTTGAAGCGATAGCAAAGATTGAAGGTTTATTATAAAAATTTCATTTTGTAGAAAAGGGGAATGGATATGGAAACATCACTTCAAACAATTAAAGATAAATGTGATGCAGCAGTCGAAAAGGCATACACAAGTAATCCTTTAGTAATGTTAAAGACTGATACGATCTATTGGTTACTAAATCAAGCAGAAGAAAACGAGAAACGAAAAGGTATTATAAAAGCGAATTACCATGAATATAGCGAGTTAGAAAAGGAACGGAGAAAAACACTTGAGGAAAATGAATTCCTAAAAGATGATGTCCACGTTAGGAATGAGCGTATTGATGAACTTGAGAAGGAATTACATGAACTAAAAAGAGCAGTCGGCAAAAGCTAACTGCTCAGGTAAGAAATGGGTTGTCTACAGTATTGACGGAATATTGAATTTTATTCAGGGGAGGAAGAGGGAAATGAATAAAAATAATGAAACAAAAGAACAACAAATCCAAGGTTGGTATGAGTGGCTAAAAAGAAGATATGAGCAATACGATAGTAGAACTTCAAAAATAACATTAAAAACTTATCTAGATAATATGGAACGAATATTAAAAATGAAGTAGGGGGTAGAGGAAAATGGAATTTTGGGTTTTGGCGTATCTATACCAGGAAGATGTTTATTATGATTTTGCAAAAGAAGATATAACATACGGATATACATCAACATGCTTTTTACCAACTGAAGAAACAGCACAAAAATATATTGATGAAAACAACGGATCTGATGAATTTATTCCAGTAAAAGTGACAATTCATACATTACATAATGCGTCGTGGACTTCATCGCGTGAAACGGTGGACCATTGGGGTCATTAAAACCAAACAAAATAATCCTTTTAATAGAAAGTGAGGTTAGGGGAAATGACCAAGGAGGAGTTTGAAAAAGGATATTGCGAGCGTTCGGGAATCACGATTCACGAATATCATAATGAATACAATCTTATAACACTGCGATGTAGTTGCGGGGATAGGAGTTGTGATGGTTGGGCTGCTGTTACAAATACACCATACTTTGTGAAACTCCACAATGAACTTTATAACAGATAATGAATGGAAAGCGAGGTTAGGAGAATGAGTGTGTCAATTTGGATCAATATAAAGTGCCAATGCGGTACGAAAATGAAGATAAAACCTCCTAAAGCTCCAATAGAAATGAATAGGGATTTAGGAAAGTTTGTATTGAATTGTCCATATTGCGAAGGTGATTTAGGGGAGTTCGATCTTAATTTTAAAAAGACAAAGGAGGAATAACAATGGGACAAGGTAACCGAGGAATGGCTTTTGAAAAGCTTATCAATCTATCTAATGAAATGTATCAAAGAGAGGGAGTGGCGCTTATAAACAAGCGTGCGACTCCTGTAAAGGTGATTAAGAGTAAAGGTAGCCAAGTAATAAGCGGATTCTATGAAGCTAAAAGTACAGTGGACTACGATGGAGTGTATAAAGGGCGAGCAGTAGCATTTGAAGCGAAGTCAACGCAGAGTCTTACACGATTCGATTTAAGTAACATTGCACAACATCAATTAGATTACCTGGAGAAAGCGGAGAAGATGGGAGCGATTTGTTTCTTCCTTATAGAGTTCAGTGAGGATCAGACAGTATTCCTTGTACCCGCATCAGTCATTCAATCTTACGTAAGGATGTCTCATCAACCGAATGGCAAGAAGTCTATATCAAGAGCAGACTTTGATATTTACGGCTATTTAGTAGAGCAGACAGAACGAGCACCAGTTGATTACTTACAATACATTGATGATGCAGTAACTCCTGTTATGTTTGGTGGAATGATTCAATTTGATCAGGACCACAAGAAGGTAACAAATAACATTGAAGCAGCAAGAGAGAAGATGGCCAACAAGAAACGAAAATTATTAAAGGCTTAATGGGGGAAAGAAATGAGAGAAGATGTATATAGCTTATCAAAAGAAAGACAAAAACATATGGATAAGTACGTTTTACAGAAGGAGTTGTTCGATTTACCTATAGGTACTGTATTTGTACACGATAGAGAAGATAGATTTAAAGGGAGTCCAGCAGCAGGTTGTTTGAAATTAGCATGGACTGATGATGGTAATTGTCAAAAAGGTGTTAATTATTGTGGAGAGACATTTATACTTCATGCGGATGTTAGAAAGAACGTGGAATGGTTCATAGCATCAGATGAGAATGTTCATTGGAAGAATGAAAAAGAATACCTTGAAACCCAATTAAGAAATCTAGAGGGAAAAAATCGGATATTAGAAAATGAGAAACAAAAGTTAGATAAAGTTAGAGGTTCAGTGATTGGATTATGGTTATTGAAGAAACTAAGAATCAAGTAAATGGATAACGGAACCATGCAGAGTGGATGGTGGGGGCTACTCGCTATGCATGTTTCCCTTATTCAACAAAGAGATAGTAAAATTTCACGTACCTTATGTGATGTTAAAAAGACAAAATCAGAAATAGGGGGATTCTAGTTTGGGACAAAAACAATTAGTAACTGGAGATAAAATTCTTGAGGAAGTAATTAAGGCGTTGCAAGATTACCGTGTTCTTAAAGTTAAATTTCATAATCTGCAAGAAAGATCTGCATTTGGAGTGGAGTTGTTATTTCCTGAATTAAGGGATTGTAGCAATGACGTGAAATACCTTCGATACATTCAAATAAAAAGAGCGTTAGAAGAAGCACTTGATGAGGACGAAAGAAAGATACTCGAAATGAAATATATGAATACCAAAACCGTAAATGATGATTATATCTACACGGTAATTGGAATCAAAAGGGCTACATTCTACAGAAAAAAGAAATCAGCTATAAATAATTTCGCCGATGCCATAAATATTATATAAAATGATACTTTTGGGGCACTATTTGGGCTACCATATCGGGTACCTTTTAGCAATTGAATAAACGGTAAAGTTAGTATCAGAAGGGGAACACAATCCCTTCCGGTGCTGGCATTCCACGGAAGAATGCTCCCAAGGATATCCGCAAGTATTAATTGCTGAAATGTAAGTAGGCGTTAATGCAGTGCACTCCGTTGCGATGGATTTCTAATGTGGGGCAAGGAGGTAAGAGTCCTCTGAGAGACGAAAAGACCAATGAATGTATTACAATGACATATTCCAGTGTGGCGGGTGCAAATTACTCGCATTCGTCATGCTGTTTCTATTATGCTTAGTGTTCAGCTCAGAGACCGCCATGTCCTCTGGGTTGATAGTGAACATAAATTTTCTTATTCTTTGTTAACGTCTTTCTTGAAAATGGAATGGGGGTGGTTGCTCATGATTGAGTGAGCAATACTTGCTATTCTTGTTGTATACGTAACTTGAATTATCACCTATAGTAATTACTCACGATTTTTACTATTGGGATAAAACAGGGGTAAAGGAACTTGTCACTCCTTTACTCTAGATAATGAGACGGATAATTCCCCTGTCCGCGTATATCCCCCGACTAATCTTGTTATCTAGAGTAAGGCAGTGGAAAAATGCAGTACTGTCTTGTATATAAAGATTAATTCCCTTTATATAATCACATTGATATTTCATCTGTCACGGGAAGAAATATAACAAAATGGTTTGCTAAGGCTATGCGACGGCTGAAGTATTGACCAATAAGGCAAGTGGTATGTGACACCCCGAAGTCACGGGACAGCCAAAATATTGGCAAACTCTACGGAGTATAAACGAGAAGATTCTTTGTCTTCTCCCAGTCACCGAACGTAAAGCGTGTAGCTAATAAGAGCTAAAAAATTACATGATGCGGTGGCTTGGAGAAGGTTGAGAGTATTCAGCCTTGAATGAAGAGATACTTATTGCCATTTGTTGTCTCTCTTTTCTCCCATCCCCTTGAAAGCTGTCACTTCGGTGATGGCTTTTTGTTATGTAGGATATTCTCTTTTTCTGTCGAATAGATAGAGTGGGGAAGGAGGGGATAATATGCTGGAAAATTTAATTACAGAAGGCGTAGCGTTAGAAGTCAAAGCAGAAGAAGGCGAATATACGAGTAAGTATTTCGATTGTGTTGAATTTGAACAATGGACTTCTAAAGTTGCAATGTTCTTTGAAATTAATTATGCGGGGTCTGTAGTTACAGAAAAGGTAATTACAAAGTATAAAGCATGTACTGTGAATAACAGCTATGACGTATACCAATTACTACTAGGTTCACTAAAAGCAGTCAAAGAGTTAGCTACTGAAGAAGTATAACAAAGAAAAGTGCATCCATAACGGGTGCCTTTTTCTTTGTTATATAGAAATTACACATTAACGAACAAATCGAACAACTAAAAAGGAAGGGTGATAAGAAATGAGTAAAGATAAGCTAGAACAATTAGAAATGTTAGCGAAACCTTTAGTCGACTTGTTAAGAGAACAGTATCATCCACACTGTCAGATTATTATTGATAACGACAGAGTACGGATTGTAGAGGATGTAGTTGGTGTTGTTCCTATGTTATTAAATGGAGAGAAAGTTGCTCGTAGTGTTATAAGAGGAACTCAAGTGTGATTAAACCAATAGCAATAATCGTAGGCGCTACCTTGATCTGGGTGGCGTCTTGTTTGTTGTTAAGGAAAGATAAGGATAAGCCTACTTTATTGGATAGGGAGGTTTATGGGTTTTGGGATAATGAAGAAGATGATGTTTATGAGGATAGGGTATCAGATATAACATACAAAGCGGAGCCGAAAGAAACGTTCAAATTGTAGGCAAGGGGTGAGGGTATGATTGGTTCTATCTATTGGTGTGAAACGTGCGGAAAGGGTTACGAACCCGGAAAACGTTTTAGCAGATCAGAAGAATGGAGCGATGAATACTTTTGCACCCATGAATGTATGAGGAAGAAAATGAAACGGAATGGTATCGATATTCCGCCTTTAGAAAAGAAAGAAGAAAAACCTAAGAAAAAATGGTGGCAATTCAAGAGAGGGTGAATACGCATGATATTCGGCAATGGATTTACTCGTGCATTATTTGGTATTTGGTTATGGCAATTAATTAAATGGCTAGGACCAGCATTCTTAGTTGGATTAGGGACGGGGTGGCTTGTATGGGGATGACTAGAGAAGAAATGATTCGATTCGTCATTGAAGGTGGAAAAGAGTTTGGAGAAGATTACACTCTTAAAGGATTAGAGAAAATGTCTGATGAGGAATTGCAGAAACAAGTTGAATGGGTGGATTATCTGCTAGGTAAGTAATCCTTACAAAACAAACGAACACAACGAACGAAAAAGAAAAGCAAGAATCAAATGAGTCCTGCTTCATGGAGAGCTCGGATTAAATCAGCGATAGCAAAGATGCAACTGACAATATCGAATTCCCATTCTGAAGTGATCGTTCCGTTTTCTAATTCTGTCTTTTTAATTTTCATAGTAAAACCTCCCTAAAATGTTGTTCAAATATGTAGTAGTGAAAGTGTTACCTATTTGAACAAAAATAGAGATAGTTAACAAAGTGAAGTTTATGCAGGAAATAACGGTGATTAGGTGTTGAAAATGGTGTTTTTAAGCCGATGTATAAAATTATGAATACCTCTTATTCATTAGTAATTAAGAAAACGCTTATACTAAGGTATTTCCCGTTCGTCTTATTTACATAATGCATCTTATCGGCAGTCATTCTGTGTATATTATTCATTTCCCTGCATAAATTAGTTTTCGTTATGGATTTTTAAAAATAAGATTCTTTTGAGGTGATTGAGTGGCTATTCCGATAAAAATAATTTCTTGTCCGCATTGTGAAGGTACAGGAAGGGAATTGAATTACTTCGATCCACCTGTTACTGAGTATAGAAAACCAATGACTATTTTAGAAGCGAAACGGTCACCTAATGGTCGGGAGATATTGAACGACCCATGTCTTACTTGTAACGGGACGAAAAGGATTATGGTACCAACTAGATGAGTAGCTTAACTGCTACCATTTTTATTTTTTGTGAGGTGATTTCATGCTGATCTATACAGTTATGATGTGGGATCATGCTGATACGGATATTATGTTAGCTACTGCAGACAGAGAAGAAGCATTAAAAGAATTCGAATCATGTGTAGCGTTCTCGCTGCAGGTTTGGGAAAAAGGTGAAGTTCTAATTGAAATGATAAATAGTGAAGGTGAATATTTCGCTGATGGTGGATTAGAAAGATATCCAGAAAAAGGCCGACATTTATTTAATGAGATAGTAGAACAATTACAGTAGCGAATCCGCTGCTTTTTATTTTGGAGGGGAATCAATGAAAGTGGTTAGAGAACATGACGGTAAGTATTATCTAACAGAATATGATGAACCTTATGGATGGTATGCAGCAGAGATTAGCTATGAAGCATTTAAACTACTTGAGCATTTGGATCATTTAAATGATTTTCATAGTGTTGATTGGATAGATGATGAGTATTAGGGGGATGAACGATGGAGGAGATAAAGTACAAGTACAAAATAAAAGTAGGTCGATTATGGGTATCTAGGTTTACTGTTGGTTATGATTGTCCGTTTCCTGTTATTGATTTAGCTGGAAGTGAAGGAATAGCAAAGGCAATTGAAAGTAAAGAAAAAGCAGAAGAGATTGCAGATTTAATAGATGGTGTATTAGTTCCTATTAAATATAGGGTTACTCAAGAAGTGATGCACAAATGGGTAGAGGCGTAAAGGTGATGACTAGACATTACTTAATCAATTCATTAGTCAATTGGCGAGACAGTATCGAAAGATTCCATTTGAACTATGCTTTACAACTCTTGAAAGAACAATTGCAACTGAGTGATGAAGAAGCTTTAGAAATGTATCATGAAGAAGTTGTACCGATGTTATCAACGGGATATAGCTGGTATGAATATAAACATCCGAAGTTACGTGAGTTATTAGGAGAATGATTGAATTCAAATCTATAGAAGAGATTATCGTGAGGTGGGTGAATGGCTAAGGAATACGCAAAGAAATTCTATAAGTCAACAGCTTGGGAGAAGTGCAGAGAGTCATACATTGCTACAACGTTAGATGGCATGTGTGAGCATTGCAAAGAAGTACCAGGATATATCGTTGACCATATTATTGAGATAACACCAGAGACTATAGACAATCCAGATATCACATTGAATCATGAGAACCTACAGTACTTATGCTTACCATGTCATAACACAAAGACGTTTGGTAAAGCTGTGTTGATTAGAGAAGATGTAATGTTTGATGAGAATGGCGATTTGATTAGGAGGGATGGGCAATGATTACATTCAATAGTATTAACGATATACAAGTAGATAAAGAGCGGCAAAAGGAAGAAGGCATAAAGAAGTTAGAAATAATGTTAACAAAAGAAGGAGAGATTCGTTCGGTTTCAATTGAACGTTATTCTTTCGCATGCAGTTGGAAAAACGTTGAGGAGGATTAATAATGAAGTAACCAATTGGATCATTAATACAATTGGTGTAAATGATGCTGCGATTATCCTTAACGTATCTCCTGGTCATGTTAAGAATCTGTGTGCTGCAGGAAAGATTGTAGCAAAGAAGATCGGTAAGACATGGGTGATTGATAGGTCGAGATTAAGAGGAGTGAGATAGATGGAACTAAGTAAACTTGAGGTAGCAATTGTTCTGGGTGTATTCATTCAAGGACTAGGTGATGAAGTACCTAATAACAATAATGCTAATGATTTGTTTAAACAATTAGCAGAAGAAATGGATAAGGTATTTAGTAATTCGACACTAAATCAAATAAAAGAAGCTAATGAAAGTGTAATAGATAAATTCATTCATGGTTTATTTGAAGAAAGCAATCAGGAGCTCAAAGAACCTATCCCCCCCTATAAAAAATAAAACGAAGGCCTATAGGGGGACCGAGAGGGGAGCTTCGTGTAACACGCAGGTCATTTCGCGTGACCCCCCTACCCCAAAACGAAAGAAGTGAGGTGTTATTTATGGCGATAAAGAAAGAGTTAACAAAAGAAGAGCGAGTTAAAAAGGAAGTAAACAGACTTAAACGGATTTATAAAGAGATGCCAAAAGATACCCTCATGGTTGTAGAGGGGTTAATTGTTGAAGCTGCAGACTTACGAGTTCGGTTAGAAGATATCAGGAAAGATCTTGATGAGAAGGGTTATGATGAAATGTTCTCGCAATCAGAGAATCAAGAACCGTATGAAAGAGAGCGTCCACAAGCTAGGCGTTATATATCGATGAATAAAAACTACCAATCTATCATGAAACAACTTGGCGATTATGTTCCTAAAATACCACCAAAACCCAAGGAGAATAGCGATGGGTTTGATGATTTTGTAAATGGCCGTGATTAAGTACCCTCTATCTTATAATCCAATTCTAGAATACTGGTACAAAATTAAAACTAAACAAGTAATTGTATCAGACAAAGTAAGACGAGTTTATAAAAAGCTCGTTACAGACCTTAGTAGTACAAAAAGTGAATGGGAATATAACGCCAAACGTGCAAATCATGCAATTGAATTCGTTGAGAATTTTTGCAAACACAGTAAAGGTAAAATGGGTGGTAAACCATTCTTATTAGAATTGTGGCAGAAAGCTATGACTGCTGCTTTATTTGGGTTTGTTCATAAAATAGATGGTACAAGAAAATATCGTGAGTTTATGTTAATAGTTGCCCGTAAAAACGGAAAATCTGCTTGGGGTTCAGCGATCGCTCTTTATTTAATGGTTGCTGATAATGAACCAGGACCAGAAATCGTATCGGCAGCAACTAAAAAAGATCAGGCTAAAATTATTTGGTCTGAAGCAAAGAGAATGGTGAAAAAATCACCAATCCTTTCTAAAAGAATTCGTACGTTAGTAGCTGAAATGATTTCAGATTTTAACGATGGTTCTTTCAAACCTCTTTCAAGTGATTCAAATACACTTGATGGACTTAACGTGCATTGTTCATTAATAGATGAACTACATGCTATTGAAGACAAGAATCTTTATGACGTTATTGTTGATGGTATGACGGCTCGTGAACAACCAATATCAATTATAACAACGACTGCTGGTACGGTTCGTGAAGGTATCTTTGATATTAAATATGAAGAAGCTGAACGTATTATCAATGGTTACGATGATCCAGATGGTTATAAAGACGAACGAGTTCTTCCTATTATTTATGAATTGGATAAACGTGAAGAGTGGACAGAAGAGTCTTGCTGGCAGAAAGCGAATCCAGGTCTTGGTACAATCAAAAACTTAGACCAATTAAGAAGCAAAGTCGAAAAAGCGAAAGCAAACGCTATGCTTGTTAAAAACTTACTTACAAAAGATTTTAATATTAGAGAAACGTCAACAGAAGCATGGTTAACATTTGAACAATTAAATAACATTGCAATATTTGATATTGCAGAATTAAAACCTTCCTATGGTATTGGTGGTTGCGATTTATCTTCGACAACCGACTTAACTGCAGCGAAGGTTATTTTTATGCTTCCTGATGATAAGAAAATATACGTGAAGCAAATGTATTGGTTGCCTGAAGATTTACTAGAACAAAGAAGTAAAGAGGATAAAATACCATACGATTTGTGGTATGAACAAGATCTTTTAAGAACTACTCCAGGAAATTCAGTTCATTATAAGTATGTTACTGAATGGTTTTTGGAAATTAGAGATGAATACGGCATTTATCTCCCTTGGATTGGTTACGATAGATGGTCAGCGAAGTATTGGGTTGAAGAAATGGAAGGGTATTTTGGCAAAGAAGCAATGGTTCCTGTTGCACAAGGTAAACAAACACTTTCAAGTCCAATGAAATTACTAGGAGCTGATTTGGAATCAAAGCTGGTGAATTACAACAATAATCCAATTGATAAATGGTGTCTTTCAAATACAGCAATTGATATTGATAAAAACTTAAACATACAACCGAATAAAACAAAGAATCAACGTCGTCGTATTGACGGAACAGCAGCGCTTTTAAACGCTTATGTAATACTTCAAGAGAAGAGAAATGACTATCTCAACATGATTTAAGAAGGAGGTGAGATATTGGGATTGTTCGATAAGATATTTGGGAAGAAACAAGCCCAAACTACTAAAAGTTATAACCGTTATGAAATGATTAGTGATACAGGTGGCGGCTTTTTTTCTTGGAGTGGAGATATTTATCAGAGTGATATAATCCGTGCATGCATACGGCCAAAGGCTAAGGCGGTTGGGAAGTTAGTTGCCAAACACATCAGGGATAATAATGCAGAATTCAAAGTTAATCCAGAGCCGTACATCAGGTTTTTGTTAGAAGAACCAAATCCGTTAATGACAGGTCAAATGTTTCAAGAGAAAATGACCAATCAATTAGAACTGAATCATAATGCCTTTGCTTACATTAAACGGGATGACTCTGGATATGCTTCTGAAATATATCCTATACCTTGTACAACAGTTGAGGTTGTTGAAGGGACATACGGAGACATCTTTTTGAAGTTTTACTTTAGAAACGGAAAACAAATGACTGTTCCATATACTGATGTGATTCATTTACGTAAAGATTTTAATGAAAATGATTTTTTTGGAGAACATCCAGCCAAAGCTTTGTCACAATTGATGGAAATTGTGACAACTACGGATCAAGGTATTGTTAAAGCGATTAAAAACAGTGCTGTAGTAAAGTGGATTCTTAAATTTAAATCAGTACTGAAACAAGAAGATATAGATATGCAGGTTAAAAACTTTGTTAATAACTATTTAAATATCGCAAATGATGGCGGTGCAGCTTCATCTGATCCACGTTATGATTTAGAACAAGTTAAACCTGAAGCATTTGTTCCAGATTCAAAACAAATGCAAGAAACAGTGCAACGTATTTATAATTTCTTTAATACAAACGAAAAGATTATCCAAAGTAAATACAATGAAGATGAATGGGTCGCTTATTATGAATCAGAAATAGAACCATTAGCTATGCAGCTTGCTGGAGAATTCACCAGGAAGCTTTTTTCACGTAAAGAAAGAGGATTTGGAAACAAAATTATCTTTGAATCTTCTTCACTTCAATACGCCTCAATGAAAACAAAGATGGATCTTGTTCAAATGGTTGATAGAGGTTCGTTAACACCGAATGAATGGAGACAAATCCTTTCACTCGGTCCAATTGAGGGAGGTAATAAGCCGATCAGAAGATTGGATACAGCTTTAGTTAAAGAAGGAAAAGACACTGATGAAGGAGGTGATAATAATGAACCAAACGGAAAAGAGGGAGCTACTGAGTAGTAACCTAGAAATTAGAGAAGTTGAAGGCGGTCTCCGAACGATTGTTGGATATGCAGTTAAATGGGAAATGAAGTCTGTAACTATGGGGTATTGGAGACGATTTAAAGAACAGTTTAAACGTGGTGCTTTTACAGATTCATTAACGCAAGATGATCAACTAGCATTATGGAGCCATGATTATTCTCAAGTTTTAGGTAGAACTAAGAATGGAACTCTTCGATTGTTTGAAGATGAAATCGGACTTCGATTCGAATTAGATTTGGCTGATACAACACTAGGCGATGACACTTATAAAACGATTAAACGCGGTGATGTTGACGGCGTTTCTTTTGGCTTCCAAATGGTAAAAGAAGAATGGGATGAATCTGACCCAGATAATATTGTACGTAGTGTTACAAAGGCGAAATTGGTTGAAATTAGCCCTGTTGTATTTCCTGCTTATCCAGATTCTCAAGTCTCAGCCAGAAGTCATGATCCATATAAACAATTTGTATATGAACGTAATCAAAAAGACTTACGAAAAAAACTAATTTTAAAAACTTATTTATAAGGGAGAGATTTATTTGAAAACATTACAAGAAATTTTAGCTAGAAAAGCAGAAATTCGCACTTTACTACAAGGTGATCAGGAGGTAGATTTAGCAGCATTTGAAACTGAATTACGTGAACTTGACGAAGCGCAAAAACAAATTGAAACTCGACAGCGTTTACTGAAAGAAGCGGAAGTTATTAATAATAATAGTGAACCAGAAACGCGTACAGTAGTTGAAACTTTTAACAATGAGCCAGCTCAACCAGATGTAGAGTTAGAAGCTTCAGAAAAACGTGGACAAGCATTAATGGAAAATCGTTCTGTTACTGTAGGAAGTGGAAATGTAGTATTACCAAAACATAGCGCTTCAGATATTCGACCTACATTTAATGAAGTTTCTACACTGATTGATCGTGTATTAACAAAAACATTAAGAGGTGGAGAGAGCTACCAACAACCGTACATTAAGAGCTACGGTGAAGGGGATTATTCAACTGAAAGTGGCGATTATACTACGGCTGATACTCAGTTTGGGTATGCTGACATTACAAAAGCTAAAATCACTGCTTATTCTGAAGACACTGAAGAACTTCAAAAGTTACCAGCAGCCGATTATGATTCTGAAGTAATGAAAGGTATCACTGTTGCGACACGAAAAAAAATCACTCGTGAAATTCTAATTGGAACAGGTGCAACGAATCGCTTAGTAGGTATTTTCTCAGATGCAGCAAAAGCGATCGACCCAACAACAGACTTAGCTATTTCAAAAATTGATGCTTCTACTTTAGATGAAATCATCTATAGCTACGGTGGCGATGAAGATGTAGAAGATGCAGCTGTATTAATTTTAAATAAAAAAGACCTAAAAGCATTTGCCAAACTTCGCACAAATGACGGTAAAAAGGTATATAACGTTGTATCAAATGGCAACTCCGGAACGATTGATGGTGTACCATTTATTATCAATAGCGCTTGTAAAGCGGTATCTGATGCAGCAACTACAGATGGTCAATTCAATATGGCTTATGGTCCATTATCAAACTACCAACTTACTATCTTCTCTGATATGGATGTACAACGTTCAACTGACTTCAAATTCAAGCAAGGTATGATTGCTCATAGAGGTTCAGTGTTTGCTGGTGGTAATGTAATTTCTAAAAATGGATTCCTACGTGTTAAGAAAGCGGCTACTGTTTAATAGCCGCTTTTTCATTTGAAATAAGGAGGTATTTTTATGTCTGAAAAGAAAACGCAAGAATTTAAAGTAATTACAGCGTTCCGTGATAAGTTCTCCTATGTGCATTATAGTGTTGGAGAATCATATAAAGCAGATGATCAAGAAAGAGTAGAATTCTTACAAAAAGAAGGATTCTTAGAAACTGAGCCAATTGGTGATTATAAACCTGTTGTTCCTGAAATTGTCCATGTTGGCGGAGGATATTATGAACTTCCTAACGGGGAAAAGGTTAAAGGAAAAGAAGCAGCACTTAAAGCTTTGGAAGAACTCGAACCAGTTGGTGAATAAACATGATGCTTGAAGTGGTAAAGAAGGCATTGCGTGTCTCACATAATGCTTTAGATGATGAAATTGATGATTTGATTGAAGCGGCCCGAACTGATTTGAAGTTATCTGGTGTTTCTGGTTTTAAATCAAATGATGATACAGATCCATTAATTAAACGAGCAATAATTATGTATACAAAAGCTAATTTTATTGCTGATGCTAAGGAAGCAGAGCGGTTCCAATTATCGTATAACATGCTTAAGAATCATCTTACTTTAGCGGGTGATTATAAATGAACGATATTCTACACTTCCCAATTGTTACAGTCATTGAAGATGAATTAGGACAAAAAGAGGAAGTAAGGACGTTTAATAGACAAATATTTTGTAAAAAGAAATCTGTCCCTCAATCAGAATTCTTTCAAGCTGGTCAAAGTGAAATTAAAGCGAGTTGTGTTTTAATCGTCCATGTTCTGGATTATCAAGAAGAACGTGAAGTTAAGTACCACGAAAAAGAATATAGCATATACCGCACATACGAACGTGAAGATGAAAAAATCGAATTGTACTGTGAGGTGGTAGCTGGTGGCTAATATCGATAGTCTGGCAAATGATATTGCTAAAGAACTACAAAGGTATGGAAAAGAAGTAGAAGAAAAATTAGAAGTTGAAAAAGAGGAAGTTGCAAACAATCTTGTGGATGAATTAAAACAAGATAGTCCTAAAAGTGATAGCCAAGGCGGACGTAAATATGCAAAAGGGTGGCGCAAGAAAAAGGAAGGTAATACATTTATTGTTCATAATGCATTAAAACCTCAGCTCACACACTTATTAGAGAAGGGACATGCAAAAGTAAATGGTGGTCGTGTCCCAGCTATAGTGCATATCGCTCCCGCTGAAGAAAAAGCGGCAAATGATTTTTCAGAGCGAGTTGAAAGGGCGATTCAACAATGACATTAGGTGAATTAAAGAAGATTCTAGATGCTACAGGATATCCTGTGGCTTATTCGCATTTCACAGCTACAATAGGTAATCCCGTACCTAAACCGCCTTTTATTTGTTATCTTGTAACCGGTTCACCAAATATGATTGCTGATAGTAAAGTACATTTCAAAATAAACGACGTAAACATTGAGCTTTATACAGCAAAAAAAGACTTGGTTGCAGAAGCCAAACTCGAAAAAGTATTAGATGACAATGAGATCCCTTATGAGTCATCTGAGATTTATATAGATTCTGAGAAACTATTTCAAAAAATATACGAAACGAGGTTGATATAAATGGAAAATAAAGTTATTTTCGGTCTAAAAAAAGTACATTATAGCGTGATTACTGAAGATGAAACAGGAAAAATCACATATGGAACTCCAGCTAAATTACCAGGTGCGGTTGAAATGAAATTGGAACCAAAAGGTGAACAATCAGACTTTTATGCTGATGATAGCAATTACTACACTGAATCAAGTAACCAAGGTTATGAAGGTACTTTAAATCTTGCTAAGCTCACAGAAGCTTTTCGAACTGAAGTATTAGGAGAAGTTTTAGATGAAACTGACAAGGTAATTTCAGAAGTTGCAAATGCAAAAACAAAGAGAATTGCACTTATGTTTGAATTTGATGGCGATGTAAAAGCGATCCGTCATTTACTTTACAATGTGACTGTATCACGACCTGGCTTCGGTTCTTCCACAAAGAGTGATAAAACAGAGCCAACTACAACCGAATTGAAATTCGTTGCATCACAGCATCCAGGAACATTAAAAGTGAAGGATTCAACAACAGTTGGTACACCAGCAGGAATTTACGATGCATGGTATACGAAAGTATATGAGAAAGTCGTAGGGGCGTAACTAGATGGAAAAAACAATTGTAATCGATGAAAAATCAGTTCTTTTGAAAAGTACCGCTGGCACAGCTATTCGTTATAAGGCGCAATTCAGACGTGATATGTTTGCGGATATCCTTAGTCTAGGGGTACTTTCTTCATACATTTCAACAGATGGCGACCAAAATAATATCGATCTTTCACAAGTCGATTTAAGTAAATTAGATTTTGAAGTTATTTATAACTTAGTATGGGCATTCGCTAAAACAGCAAATAAAGAAGTCCAAGATCCGTTAACGTGGCTTGATACATTCGGAGAATTTCCGATTGCTGAAATTATCACAGAAATTCAGGACTTAATTAAAAGTACGGTTCAGTCAAAAAAAAAATAACTGAAGATGAACAAGGGCAAGGGCGTAACGATGGGAAGGGTAGTTTTTCCGTTGATACATTCCTTGCTCTTTGTTATTCATGCAAACTAGCAAAAGAAGATTTAGAAGATATGACAATAGGTGATTGTTTGGACTATATCGATGAGTATGTTGAATTGCGAAATCCGAAGAAAGAACAAGAAAATTCAAGAACAGCTACACAAGATGACTTTAATAATTTCTAAGCAAGTGAGGTGATAACATGGCAGGAAGAATTAAAGGAATAACGATAGAAATTGGCGGCGAAACTACTGGTCTTCAAAACGCCCTAAAAGATGTTAATAAAAAAAGTAGCGACCTATCTAAAGAATTAAAAGATATTGAACGACTATTAAAATTCAATCCGGGCAATGTGGAAGCTTTAGCCCAAAAACAACAATTACTTACGCAACAAATTGAGAATACAACGAAAAAATTAGATAGCTTAAAGTCGGCTCAACAGCAAGTTCAAGCACAGTTTGAAAGTGGCGCGATTAATGAAGAGCAATATCGAGCGTTTAGGCGTGAAATTGAATTTACAGAAGGGCAACTTAATACATTCAAAAACAGTCTTGCAGGATTAAAGGCTGAACAAGAAAAAGCAGCAAGTTCAACGAGACAATTAGAGACTTTATTTAGCGCCACAGGACAAAGTGTTGATGATTTTGCGGATGCATTAGGGAATCGTCTTGTAAATGCAATTAAAAATGGTACGGCATCAAGTAGGCAGTTAGAACAAGCAATTGAGATAATTGGAAGGGAAGCACTAGGAGCCGAGACAGATATCGAGAAATTACAACAGGCGCTCCGTTCTGTTGATGATGGTAATTCTATTCAAAATATCAGAAACGATTTAAACCAACTCTCTCAAGAAGCGGATCAAACAGGTGAAAGCGTCAAAGAATTAGGGGTTGAGCTAGAAAACGTATTAGGCGGAATCGTTGCTGGTGGTGGTATTCAGGAAGTAATTGGACAGGCTTTAGATATGTCCGAGTTAAAGACGAAAATTGATATTACCTTTGACGTTCCAGAATCATCAAAGAGATCTGTGGAGGATGCAGTCAGAACTGTTACAGCCTATGGCGGAGATGCAGAGGAAGCATTGGAGGGTGTACGTAGACAATGGGCATTAAATAAAGATGCTTCTGATGCAGCAAATACGGAAATTATAAAAGGAGCAGCAAACATTGCTAGTTCCTATTCGCAGATTGATTTTACAGAATTAATACAAGAAACAAATGAAATTGGTAGCGAATTAAATATTTCAAATAAAGAAGCGCTAGGATTAGTAAATTCGCTTTTAAAAATAGGTTTTCCACCTGAACAACTAGATATTATCGCTGAATATGGTCAGCAGTTAAGGCGAGTTGGTTATACGGCACAAGAAGTACAAAGTATTATGACAAGTGCATCTCAACAAAAATCATGGAATATTGACAACCTATTGGATAAACAATTGTCCCTATGAGTGGTGACATTCATAGAAAACTCCTTTAATTCAGTGGAAATCTCTAAAAGAGACAATACTGAGCGAAGCCTGTAAAAAGGAACGTGCAACGACTAGCTGAAAAGCGTAGGGTGTAAGCTAATGACACCCGAAATGGGGAGCATCTTTATACAAGATGATGATATAGTCTGGTCTGTATAGTGATATACAGAAGTTCATAAGAGAACTGGCAGGAACTTGCGAATCCTGTTGAACATATCGGGTTTAAAAGAAGGTCGTGTCCGTTCTGTTGAAATGGCGCGTGGATTAAACAACGGTATGAAAGATGCTATTCGTGGTGTTGTGGACGATACTGAGAAAATGTCTGATGAACAAGTTTCAGCGATGCAAAAAGGATTCGCGAAACAAGAATCCGCACTTGCGAACTCATTTAGTAATCAAGAGAAAGCGCTTTCTAAAAGCCATAGTCAAAGACAGAACGCATTAGCTAAAAGTCTTGATGCTGAATACAATGCGGTTTCTAAAAGTTACGAAAACCAACAAAAGAGTTTAGAGAAAAAACTTAGCGCTCAATATGATGCGGCATCAAAAAATTACGATAACCAACAAAAAGCGCTTGAAAAGTCGCTGGAAGCGGAAGTTAAGGCGTTTGAGAAGTCATCTGAACAGAAAATAAAACTCATCGATAAAGAATATATGGAACGTATGAAATTAATCGATGAGGAAAAATACAATCGTCTTAAAGCGATTGACGATCAAATTGGTTATTTAGATTCCAAAACAGCAGCGGAAGATAAATACATTAAAGACCGTGAAAACGCTGAAAAGCGTGCTGATTTAAAGATAAAAATAAGCAAAGCCAAAAACGAAGAAGAACGTCAGGCAGCAATTAAAGCATTACAAGAACTTGAAGAGAAAATGCGCTTGGATAAAATACGTGAAGAGCGTAAAAGCCAAATCGATAGATTAAAAGAGGAAAAAGACGGTATAAAAGAAGCCTCTGACGCAAAGAAAGAAGCACTAAAATCAGAGATTGATAGTCGAAAAGAACAAGTTAAAGAACAAATAAACAATGAAAAGGAAGCTTTGAAAGAACGACAGCAGGAACAAAAAGAAGCTTTCCAGCAAAGTAAGCAAGAGAACTTAAAGGCAATTAGCGAATCAAATAAAGCGCAACTCGATTCGTTAAGAGAAGTGAGCCAAGCGAACCTATCATCTTTAAAAGAAAGCCATACTAATCGCAAACAAGCGCTAAGTGAGCGTTTGAGCGATGAAATGGACGCTGTACGAGAATCACATAGAGCCGAGTTAGAATCCTTTAAAGAAATGAATGCAGAAAAACTCGAGCTTGCGAAAAATCCACCTGATAGTGCGGCTGTAAAAGAAATATTCTCTCAACTGGAAGGTTGGGGCAAAGCAATTGCTAAAGGCGGAGAAGAAGGTAAACAGGCATTTGTAGATATGGTTAAATGGCTAAACGAAATTGATGATGCAGCTTTGCGAGAAGCTATTGGTGTACAACTTTTCGGTACAATGTTTGAAGATCAAGGTCAAAATATTATTAATACAATTTTACAAACAGAAGAGAAGCAAGCGGACTTAAAAAAAGGAATAGATGATTTACAAGAGTCCGCAAGTAAAATGGACGCATCACCTATGGTTAAGTGGAAAGAAGCGATGAATGACTTAAAAGAGGCTCTTGAACCAGTGTTACTTACAGTAGCCGACATCGTTTCTAAAATAGCTGAATTTATTCAAGCTCACCCAGTATTGGCAGCCGCGATTACAGCTATAACAGTTGCAGTCGGTATACTTCTTGGTATTTGTGCAGCGCTTGCTCCAGTAATATTTTTAGCCACATCAGGAGCTATAACCTTTGCGGGTGTTATGGCTGTTCTAACAAGCCCGATTACTTTAGTGGTTGCGGCAATTGCGGGATTAATTGCTATATGGGTATTATTCGGCGATAAAATAATGGCCATATACAATGAATACTTCAAACCAACAATAGATCAGATAGTATCTATAATTGTCGGGACATTGCAACCGGTATTTGATAAGGGATTCACGCTTATAAAAGATATTGTTCAAGATGCATTTGCGATTATTCAGCGTGTTTGGAATGAAATATTATCACCTGTCTTCTCGAAAATTTCATCAGTTATCGAAAATGTTCTTTTACCAGCATTTAAGTTTGTATTCTCCGCTATTGGTAGTGTTGTATCTGATGCATTTGATGGTATCAGAGTTGTTTGGGATACAGTTTTAAAACCCATTTTAAATGGAATTATCGATTTCATTTCTGGTGCTTTCTCAGGAGATTGGGACAAAGCTTGGAAAGGAATTGTAAAAATATTTGACGGAGTATTCAACGGAATAGAATTAGCAGCAAAAGCACCAATAAATGCTGTGATTTCAATGATTAATGCATTGATTGAGGGTATCAACAGTATAGATATGCCCGATTGGGTTCCGTTTGTTGGCGGAGGGAAAACTCATATACCAACAATCCCAATGTTAGCTACGGGCGGACATGTTCTTGGTGACGGTTCATTCATTGCCGGAGAAGCTGGCCCAGAGTTATTTACTAAAAGAGGTAATCGCGTATCTGTTACGCCTTTATCTTCAAACGAAAAGTCGCTTGGTATAACTGGTACTATGAGTCGATTAATTGGTGATATGAGTTATTCAATGGCTAGTTCTATGGAAGAATTATCTGGTTTAAAAAGCGTCATGAGCAATGTATACGGAAGCATGGCTAACAGTTCAGAAGCGATGAATAGAAATGCTAGTCAAAGAACTGTGGATGGCAATTCCTCTTCAAATGCAAATAAATCCGATTCATATAACTTTGCTGATATGTTTAGAGGTTCCACATTTGTAATTAGAGAAGAAGCCGATGTACAAAAATTAGCAGTCGAATTAGGAAAACATATTAAAACATCAGGAAGAAGGGTGGGGCAATTATGAGTTTAACGATAGATGGAAAAAGACTAAATGAATTAAGTTTAGCTCTTTTACCAGGATTTCAACATCCAGCCGCTCCACCAATTCGTGATTATACAGTATCTATTCCTGGTCGTCCTGGTGCTTATTACTTCGGTTCAGACATAGATCCTTTAGAGTTTAAGCTACCATTAATCATTAAACCACAAGAAGATAGACGTAAATTATCTTTAGCTATCAGAAAAATGGTAACTACTTTTATTGATCCTTACGGAAAACCAAAGGAAATAAAATTAATTTATGATTATGAACCTGATAAGTATTATCTAGCGCGATACAGTGGTTCACTTCCGATTGATCGTTATTTTAGGATGGGAAAATTCGAATTGCCTTTAATCGCGTATGATCCACACGCTTATTCAATTGTGGAAAGCTCGAAAGGAATAAAATGGGGTGATCGTATCCCTTGGATGTCTCAAATACCTATCGGTCTTGGAAGGACATCTTATACAATTACGAGTCCACAAACTTTATCAATTAATAATTATGGTTCGCTTGTTGTAAGACCAGTTATAGAAATATCAGGTAGTGCAACTTCATTAACTCTCACTATAAACGGTGAGAGTTTTTCTATTGGAACTTTTACAAATTCAACAATTTTAATAGACGCGGAACGATATGCAGCAATTAAAAACGGTCAGAATTTCTTATTCCAACTACAGGGTAATTTAGAAAAATTAGAGTTTATGACAGGCGCTAATGCAATACAAATAGGCGGTTCTAACCTAAACATCAATATTGCATTCAAATACCGCGCTAAATATATATAAGGTGGTGACGTAAATGGCTGATGCGCCTAAATTAAATGGAAATGAATTTCTCGATGAAAGTTATTATAAAATAAATTTGGCTATAGATAACGCAAATGATTCTAAGCGAAAATCGGATACAACAGAAATACAAGTATTTACTATGCAGGAACAAGTCAATGTTGAACTTCAAGTGAACAATAATGATGAAGAAATCAACTTGATTAGCTCTAATAAAATAAAAAATAATGGCAAGGCAATCGTTAGTAACATTAGTAATACAGAGGAAAAGCCTTTTAATAAGAATCTATTGAGTCAGTATCAACGGGTGAATATGAGTTATGATTCAGGAGACTCTAACTTATCTTTACACTTTGTTACGGATGCTTTAATGGTTGATTCTTCAAAAAAACAAATCGTCGGATTTTGGATACGTCAATCCGATTTAAATGCATTACCTGCTAATGTTAATTTTTATTGTCCGCTTATCTGTTTCAATAGCAATAAGCAATGGAGCGGCGTAACAGATTCAGTACTTTCTTTTGAAATACCACCAGCTTCATTTTCGATAGGATACACATTGACGAAAAGTAATTCGTCGCAAAACGCAACATTAAAGGTTGTAACTAAAATTGGTGATTGGTTCTATGTTGAAATTACACATAATACACCTCCTAATTTTCCATATTGGTCTATATTCATAGGTTCAAGACGGTTAAATTCAAGCATTATAAGCTCATTTAAATTGGATATTATGAATTTGACACTAATAAATGCAAATTTTGCACTGTCGAGTTCTATAATTTATCCTAATGTCGATAATTATAGAGTTAGAAAACAGGAGTTAAATGACAATCTTTTTAAAGTACAGAGACAAGTATTTAACTCCATTTATAAAGAGAATAACTTATTAACGGCCATGACCAATGGGAAAAATCAAACAAATGTATTAGTTCCTAATAGCGAAACTGTTCCATTTTCAAACGATTTTATCCCAAGTGTTCAGAGGATGAATTATTCGTTTTCTGGTACAACAAATGCATATATGGAATATAAACCAAAGCCATTCGAAAACGGGAAAACACCAGCTGCTTCAGTTTGGCTTCGAAAGAGTCAAATCAATTCACTTGTAAATTTAAATTTACAGTTTTGGTTATGTAGTACTGATAGTAATGGCGTGTGGGCAGGAGTTGTTGGATCTAACACTAATGTTCAGCTATCTCCTTCAGACTTCTATGTTGGTTTTAAGGCAGATGCTAAAAATTCAACTGACACATTTACATTATCCTTAGAAGTTAAATCTATGGTCGGTGATTGGATTTACATTGAGTGGTGGATGAGCAGACAACCAAGTGTTAAATACAGTTGGACACCTTTAGTTGTTATTCAAGGCGTTACTGCTGGGGCATACTCTGGTTCATTAGATATGTTGAACTATAGAGGGATTAACACAGAATTTGGACTATCTCCTTTACTTATTAATACCATCATGAAAAGTAAATGGGCTTTTAAAAAATGGGGCGTTATTGGTGATAGTATCACCGAGCGGAATTTCCGAACGAATAAAAATTACCATGATTACATCGCCGAAAAAATAAATTGTTTTGTTTACAACTATGGTGTAAGTGGAACGGGATGGCGAACACCAAATGGCGCTGGTACGGGAAGACCTATCTATGAACGTATTGGTGCAATGGATTCAACTCTTGATTTAATAACCGTTTTCGCTGGAACGAATGATTGGGGAGAGACTGGCAAACCATTAGTTTTAGGACAATTTGGAGACACCGATCCTGCTGCGAGTTTTTATGGAGCAGTAGACAACGCCTTTTCACAATTGATTACAAAATACCCTACTAAAACAATTGCGGTCTTTACTCCATTACCTCGTGGTGATGCATTCAATGGGCCTAACGGTTCAGGAATAACCTTAGAACAAGTAGCTGATGCCATTATAAAAGTAGCAAAAAAATATTCCATCCCAGTATTGGATTTATATAGAATAAGCAGTTTATTCCCTTGGAATGAGACAGCCAATGAGTATTATTTTAAAGCTGTCGGACAAACTTCTGGTGACAGATTACATCCAAATGATGCAGGACATCAAATTTTATCTGATAAAATACTAGGGTTTTTAAATTCATTGTAAAAAGATACGCGTTTAAAAATAAGCTAGAGAAGTGTATTAAGAACACCAAATAATCTATAATAAACGAATATAACAATTATGGGAAAAGGGGTGTTCTTATGGACTTTATTGCTTGTGGTTTGAGAAATTTTAGCATTTCTGATTATTCAAGTCCAATAGAAATAAAAAATAATGGCGAGCTTGTCTTCTATTTGTTGTACGAAGAAAGGGAATTACTAAATATAGTGCATTCTTATAATTACTCAGTTAGGTTTGGGTTAGATGCAGTGTCTAGATTATGTGATAGTGTTGTTTGTTATGGTCAGCATAATCCATCTATAACTGATCCAAGTAAACGGAGGTTTGAAGTTAGTAAATTCTTTGTTGCTTGTCAAACCTTTTCTAATGCTTTGTGGTTTATTAAAGATAATTCTGTCACACCTTATGTTGTAACTTTATCAAGTGATTCTGAGATTGAACCTGAATCTTTGCGGAGGAATGTGTATTATTCTGATTCAGAAACTAAATATGATGAAAGAATTTCGTTTACTACTTCTGAAATAAATGATGCGATTCAGTGGTACGGGTACATTGAAAAATTACTATTTAAGAAAAAAGTTGAAGATATTAAAATTGATAACAATGCGAGCATGGTTAATATGAGTAGTTTTTTATCATTTGAAATACCTAGTTTCCAAAGAGCATTTTATTTTTTAGATGTAGCTAGAAAAATGGATTTCTTACCATCTAAAATAGCCAATTATATTAGCGTATTAGAGTGCCTATTTGCTGTGAGTGGCGAGAATACTCACAAGACTGCAGAAAGAGCCGCAACTTTTATCGGAAAAAATAATGAAGAACGAATTAAAATATTCAAAGATGTAATAAACACGTATAGCGTAAGATCTAAGTATGTACACGGTTCAGAAATAAAGAATAATATTCACGATACATTACCCAGGACTAGTCAAATGATTGATAACATAGTTAGACGGGTTATGATTAAAATGCTAAAATACCATCCAGAATTAAATTATAGAAATAAAAAAAGCGCCGATTTTAATAGGTCAGAAGAAGTAAATGAATGGTTTAATAATTTAGTATTATCTAAAGGGTGAAAATTAAATTATGAAAAAGAAAAAGAGTTTTACTGGAGAAGTAAAAGAACGTCTAATCGAATATGGAGGTTCGTATATTTATCACGGAGATGTTAATTTGTCAGATGGAAGTGAGTATTACTACTTAACTGATGAACTTGATAAATTTAATGGGAAGAAAGTAAAGGTAACTGTAGAGGTAATCGAATAAAATACGGATTTTATAGATTAAGAGAGGTACATATAGTACCTCTCTCTTTATTTTGAAAGCAGGTGATACATTGCTAAAGCTCTATAATAAACAAATGCAGCTCAAAGCTTATCTTGAAAACGCATATAATATAAAATACAACCCGCCTCTAAACGAACTTTGGACGGCGGGTTTTTCATTACCATTTACTGATCAAAAGCGAGAAGAAATTGAAACTTTTGATTATGTAGAGATATTCGATAATGGTAAACGTGTCGGTATGTTCCGTATTATGGACAGTCAAGAAGAAAGAGAGGTAAGTCAAAAAATAATAACGTATGATTGTGAGCACGTTTTATCCACACTGATGGATAGCGTGCTTTTTGGTTATCATGAAAGAATTAATTTAACCACAAGGGAAAATATTGAGTATCTCCTGAGCAAACAGAGAATAAAACATTGGAAACTTGGTCGATGTGATTTTACAAAGTATTTCTCATACAGTTGGGAAAATGAGGATACCTTATTAGGCCCAATATATAGTATTCCGAAGCCATTTGATGAGAAATTCCAGTGGACTTGGGATGATTCGTCTTATCCTTGGACTTTAAACATTATTCGTTATTCTGAAGAAATTACAGGTGAGCTCCGATACCGGAAGAATATGAAGGGCATTAAGCGAAAGGTAGAAGCTAAAGATGTTATGACAAGGATTTATCCGCTGGGTTATGGCGAAGGTGTAAACCAACTTACAATTAAAAGTGTTAATAATGGTCTTCCTTATATAGATGCTCCTGAGTTTGTCAGAGAATTACACGATGGATTTGATTATATATGGGTAGATAGAAGATTTGAAGATGCTCAATCACTTTACGCTTCAGCAAATTCAATGTTGCTAAAAGCGTGTATGCCAAAAGTTACGTATGAAATTGATGCAATTGATTACGAATTGATTGACCCGTACAAAATAGAAAAGTATGAGACTGGTAAACTAGTACGCCTATATGATGAGGATTTTAATATATCGGTTGATTTACGAGTAATGGACCGTCCAAAAGGTGATGTTACTGGTAATCCACTTGATGTAAAACTTGTATTAGAAAATAAGGTAACTGATTTAGGTACGATACAAGCAGATATTGAGAAGCGACAAAGAGTAAACGAAGTGTACTCTCAAGGGACGACTAATATTGATAGTCGAGATTTCCAAGATAATTGCGACCCTGACCATCCGGCTATCATTAGGTTTCAAATACCTAACGATGTTAAGAATGTGAATGAATTGTTACTGACATTTGAGATATTAAGATTTAGAGCATACGAGCGCGCTATTATGGGCGGCGGAGCTGTTGTTGCTTCAACATCATCTGGTGGGGCAACAGTTGGTTCAACCCAAGCGGGTGGCGCTAATGTAAGTTCCACAACTTCAGGAGGTGCGACTGTTGGTTCAACAAGTGCTGGTGGTGGTACGGTAAGAGCCTCAAGTGGTGGAGGAGATCATGTTCATAAGATGTTTCATGGTGGGGGGATCGTTCCAGCTGAACCTGCAACAATAGGATTGTATACAGCTTTTTCTGATCCTGGAAGAAATACAGCAGCTTCGTTTTACGCAAAAGGAACTGGGTCTAGTTTCTATACACATGGCTCTAGCGGTGATCATACACACGATATATCGTTGCCGGATCATAGTCATAATATCAGCATTCCGAACCATAGCCATAGTATTAGCATTCCGAACCATACGCACGACATCAGTATTCCGAATCATACACATGATATTACCTTGCCAAATCATACGCATGATATCGAATTTGGTATTTTCGAATTATACCAAACCCCTTCAAAGGTAACGATTGAAGTAGATGGGAATACATTACCTTTTGATTCAATAAGAGGACAAGATATTAATTTGATTCCTTATTTAGCAAAGGATTCGGATGGGAAACTTCAACGTGGTCGTTACGTGGAGATTAAAATTACACCAAATAGTTTAGCCAGAATTAACGCTACTGTTACAGGGCGACTGTTTATACAGTCAAGAAGTGGCGGTACGTATTAAATAAATGATTAAAAATAGATAAGGAGTTGGATGACATATGCAAACAATCGAAATTCATACACAAGGCGGATTAAAACACACGGTACAAACTGAAAAATACGATGCACAGGTGCTAAACGAACAATTGAATAGTAATGACCTAATCACCGTGCTTATCGGTGATTTTATTATTCAAAGAATTGATGTGAAACGCATTTTACCAGTCAATTTACCTACTGTGGAAGGAACAACAAAGCTAAAAGTTCATACAAACGGTGGAAAAGAAATTGAAATTGTAACAAATGATTATGATCCAATCTACTTAAATGAACAATTGAATAATAGTAATACAATCACAGTCGTGATTGGTGATTATATCTTTTCTCGAATTGATGTAAAGCAAGTTGTCCCTGTTAAAGAAGAACCGAAAGAACCTGAACAACCGCCTGTAACTGAACCAGAGCAACCGACAGACCCAGTTACACCGCCAACAACTGAAGAACCACCAGAAAACACAGAGCAGTTATAAACTGGTCTTTTTTATTTTGCCTAAAAAGGAGATGAGAAGATTGCCAGAACATGAAAATCACGATGATTTCACAAAAGTAATCATTGGATTAACAAGGGTAGAAACAAAGATTGATGGGCTCGGTAATGTAAGGGAATTAGCAATTGAAGCGCAACAGTCAGCGAAAAGCGCTCATATGCGTGTGGATAGATTAGATAAACTAGTTTTTTGGTTAGGTACGACAGTTATTGGAGCAGTTATTGTTGGGGCCATTACGACATTATTCAAATTTGCAGGAAAGTAGGGGTAATGATGAAAGAAAAACTAAAAAATCGTGGCTTATGGGTAGCTCTATTTGCTTTGTTAGGGATGGTATTAATGGATACTATCCCTCATTTTAACCTAGGACGATATCAGGAATATGTAGATATAATTTTGTTCATTTTAGCTGCTGCAGGTGTCATTTCAAATCCAACAGCTGGCAAGTGGTTTGCTGATAATCAAAACGAAGGAGAGGATAAATAATGGGTTACACTGTAGATATTTCAAAATGGAACGGTAATATTAATTGGAGCGTTGCTGCACCGCAATTGGATTTAGCTATTTGTCGTGTTCAATACGGTTCAAAAAAAGTAGATGAGTGGTATCAACGCTATGTAGCAAAACTAGAAGAACATGGTGTACCTCATGCAGCATATGCTTACGGATGTTTCGTATCAATAGCGGATGCAATTGTGGAAGCGAAAGATTTACTTGCGAGAGTAAGTTCTAATGCTAAGTTCCTTGTATTAGATGTAGAAGATGACACAGTAAAATCAATGAAAAGTAAAGGTAATCTTAATGATTTAGCAAAAGCATCACAAGCTTTTATTGATACATGTAAAGCTGCAGGGTGGAAAGTAGGGTTTTATGTAGCTCATCATATGTACGGTGAATACAATTTACAAAGTGTACAAG